ATTTCTTGTTGGTTTATTTCGAATATTTGAGGTTCATCTGTAACATCGTTTGCTATCCAGATTTCTGCAGCTTCTGGCATTTCACCATACACATCATAATATGCAACTGCATAAGCAGCACCTTGCATTTTATAGTTGTCTATCCATTTTTCTGGTTTAGGTTTTCTGCTAGATTTGTAATCAACAATCTTTAATTTTCCATCGATTTTAGCAGCTTTATCAAGAGTTCCTGCGTAACCTCCACCACGTCCAGACCATACTGCTTCTTCTTGTAAAAGTAATTTTTCAACTCGATCAAAAGATCCGGTATTTAAGAATTTCATGAAAAGATTTTTTCCATTTTCTTTGTTTTCTGGTTCAATCTCTGCCATTTCTGGTTTGGCTAAGACATCTTCGAAGGTTTTCTTTAATATACCATTAGTGGATTTTTCATTCATTAAAAGGTACATATACCGTTCATTGAGTTCATGCATAAATGTACCACGTTTAGCAGCATTATGAGATATTTTATTGGCTTCTTCTTCGCCAACTCGTTTTTTCCATTTTTCAATTCCAGACTTATCGGTCATTTCACCTAAGATTGTTGTTACACTAGGGAGTTGAATGTGTTTGTTTACGACATAGTATCTACCATGTCCGTGAGGTCCTGTTGTTCTTTTCATTAATTAAATAGTTGAGAGATCCAACCAAATATACTATGGCCGGATATGTTAGTAATAAATGCGTTGATAGCTAAAATTATAGTTGTCCATAAAAACATTTTAAATAGCCAAGTAAGACCTTTAATGATAGAATAACTTTCTTTATCAGTTTCTAACGTTAATAGATATGCAAACGATTCTGGAATGTCAGTGATGATGTTATATTCTGGGTAAAGTATTTCACTTACACCTAGTTTAAGTGTGGTAGCTTCAATTTTACGTAGTTCATCAATTAGAAAAGTTTCCCTTGCTTGTTCATGTTGTTTATCATATAATTCTGTTGGTATATTGATAACGGTATATAGTCTATATTTTTTATCGAATCTAATTTCAGGTTTATGTTTCTTGAACATTGCTTGAACTCCAGATTCTTGACACATTTTTTTAATGATGTAATGATTTTTAAAATCTTCACGTACATCGCTAGGCCAATCAAACGGCTTGAATAACCATTTAAATGCATCTACTAGCATATTATCCTTTTTCATATTTATTGAGTTTATTTTGTTTTGCTATTAAATATCGTACATACAGATCAAGATTAAAATGATCCCAATGTTCTTTCCAATCTGCTATATTCGTTCCAAATATTGTTTGTTTCATTATATTTATTTGATTAGTTTTGTAATTCCTTTAGGTGAGATTGAAGAGTTCGTTTACCACGAGCAATTCGATTTTTGATTGTGTGTAAAGGTAATTTATGTTTCTTAGAAATATCACCATATTTCATTTCTCGAACTAATCGATCTTTTACTATTTCTTTGTATAATGGATCGAGCATTTCGATGGTATCTAATATAACTTGATGTTTCGCTTGCATCTCATATTCACGTTCTTGGAGTGTTTGAAAATCTTCCTCTGATGGTTCATTTTCAATAGTATTGTACATTATTTTATCGGTCATACGATCATTATCGTAATAAGAATCGAAAACAGAAAAATTGGTAGTTGCCGCACGTTTTTTTCTTCTTAAAAACATGATTGCTTCATGGTAACCTATTCGATATATCCATGTTGATATATGATATTCAGGATTGAACTGATGTATTTTATTGTAAACGATCGCCATAGTCATTGAGAATAAATCCTCAGCAGCATCACGATCTCGTGTTATTTTATTGATGTAATTGAGTAGTCCAGGTTTGATTCGATTATAAAGTTCGTTAAATGATTTTTCTGATTTTGTGGAAGAAAAATCTTCGCCTAAGGTTTTCAATGAATTTGCCATAATTTGCTTTTTTGTCTTTTGATGTTATTATTAATTAATTATATTTAAATATAATACTTTTTTGTGGTAAATAAAAATTTTTTATGTTAACAAATTGTTAACTTATTCGGTTTTTTCGTGTATTAGTTCATTTACTTCTTTAAGTGATTTTAGTGATACTGGCCCGAGTGACCATAAATCGCAATTAACATTGAACCGCAATTCGTTATGTAATTCTGCTTTATATTCTTTATCACATCCATGTATAAGCATAGTTCCTTTATCTTTTCCTGGCCAATTCACCATAGGGTAATGTGATAAGACTACATTATGTCCAGTTAACTCAAAATAACCTTTATGTGTTGGTATTCCGTGGATATGAAATACATCTTTTTGACACTCATCAGTAGGTGCCATGATGATATTAATGATTCCATTTAATTTAATTAAAACCGATTCTGTTGATAACGCATCCCAACCAAAACCTCCAAGATGCCATACAATATCATCCGGTTTTATAATTGAATTCCAATTATCTATTAATTGCTGGTTATATTTTTCTGGTTCTATTAATCGTTTCTTTGCCGATGTAAATCTACCAAAATATGTATCTGAAATTAAGTATATCATCTTTTCCATCGTTGTCCCTTTTTATATTCTGCTGGATGTAATCTACATGAATCTGCATGAAAACATCGTGTAGTTCCATCGTTAGTTATTAAAGTGCATGTTCGTTGTGGATATCCTGGAGTACCAGGTTCGTGGATTTGTTTAAGATAGAATTTTTTAGTTACCTTAAATCCAGCAACCATAACTCGTTTTCCCACATGAATATCAGATAACAAAGAAGATTCTTTGATATTATCATATTCATAATAAGTAAAACCACTTTGTGATTTCACTTCAACTGTTGTAAAATGTTCCTTCGCCATTAAATAGACCTTAACTTATTAATTAATTATTTATTATATGCTTTTTGTTATAAAAAGTTTCAATAAATAATATTTTAAATTCCTCCTCCTTGTACTCTAACTGTCAATACAGTATTTTGCAATGCTTGTGTAATTTTTTTCGCCATATCTCCTCCGGCAGGAGCTGCAGCAGCTGGAGCAACACCAGCAGCAGCAGGTTTAGCACCAGGTTTAGCTGCAGCGGTTGGATCTTGGCCTGGTAATCCGGCTGGTGATTCGCCACCACCAGCACCTTGCTCTAATAACTCTGCTAAATATTCGGCTAATAATTCAAAACCTTCTTTCATTCCTTCACCAATAGATTCACCTAATTTATCTAGGCCGACATCTGTACTTCCTAATGTTGCAAGTGCACACATTAATGAATTCAATATTTTAAGTCTTTCAATATCTATGCCGTTAATTTGTTCTTTTAATCGTACTGTACTCGTTGATATTGATTTAGCGCCTTTCCATGCATTAGGTTTTGACATTGAATCAACTAACCATCTAGCTTGATTAGCTTTCTTTCCATTAATTTTGTTTATACTAGCAACCCATTTAGTAGATGCAAAGGCCATTTGTTCAAATCCTTTACCTGCTCGAACAAGGCCATCTGCATTTTGAGCAATAACTTTCATATTTTGAGTGAACATATTGAAATACATTGCAGAGCTTGAAGCGTTTGGTGCATTCTCTGGAGAAAATATGTTATAAACTCCGGTAAAAATCGTGTTCATTTTAGCAACATAATCGGTTGCAACTTCCATAGTAATCTTTTCCATTTTCTTAATAGCTCCTTGGACTTTACTAACAACATCGGTTACAATAGTATTAGCTTCAACCGCATACTCTAATGCCCATATTTTGCCTGAAAAGTCTTTACCAAACCAGTAAACCTCCCAACCCATTAATGATATAACCTCGCCTAATGCTGTTGCAGCTGCTTTAAGTTCAGTTTTACCTAGTCTAACACTCGGTCCAATAGCAACGATATTTCCATCTTTATCTGGGCCCATTGGTGTGAATGATGCGGTTGCAAAACCTAGAACTGCATCTGCAATTGCTCCAATATTTAATCCAACATTACCTAATGCTTCCTTTCCTGCAGTTACATATCCATCAGAAAACCACCCAGATGATTCTTTATCTGCTTTACCGACTGCTGCAACCGCTTCAACAACAATTCCTAATACAAGCTTCAATGAATTAGCTGCAGCTTCTAGATCGGCATTCGTTAATTTTATTGGTTTTCCTGGTACTAACTTAGCATCTTTGGTTCCTGCATTAATAAGTTCCATTGGAAATATTGTTAAATCCGCATATCCTTTAACCGTATCGGCAATTGCTTTAATATTATCTCCAACTCCGGCTAGTGCTTGAGCACCTTTAGAGACAAATCCACCAGAAAACCATCCAGAAGAATTAGCTTCAGTTCTACCAACCTCTGCAAGAGCTTCCGCTACTACTCCTATAACTAAAGATATATTGTCACTTGCAAGTTGAATATCAGTTGTGGTCATTGTCTTCCGTTCAATAACCTCGAGTTTAGTGTTTTCATTTCCTTGTTCATCAGTACTTGTAACAAGACCATAAACAGGAATAGTAAGATTTGCAAATGATTGTACACCTTCAGCTAATCCAACGATAGTATCTCCAGCATTTCTTAGTGCACTAACACCTTTAGATACAAAGTTTCCTGCAAATATAGCATCTAATATTGGATTTCCTGAGCTTGCACCCTTTTCTAATTTACCAACCGCTGCGAGAGGTTCAGCGATTGCTCCGATAACAGTGGCCATTCCATATGCAGCTTTATCAAAGTCTGAATTCGACATTTGTCGTTTTTCAACAATTTGTAGAGAACCACCAGAACCATCTTCAGCATCGACCCAACCATAGATAGGTACAGTTAAATTTGCAAATGCTTGGATTCCTTCAGCTAAACTTGCCATAGTTGATCCAGCATCTTTTAGCGCCCATATACCCATCATTAACATAAATGGATTTGTGTATATACCTAATTCTTTTTGTCTTGCATAATCTCCAGGCAATGAGAACGCACTTATTATCGCTGCCATTACTCCTTCCATATTAACAGAATCTGCAGGTGTCCACTTAGCCTCCTTGAACATTTTTAAAGATTTTGCGATTGGAATTAATGCAAGTCCTGCAAGTATAAATGGTGGTACTGTAATAAACATTAAAACTGCTCTTGCTGCAGCTTTTGCTGCAAATTTGATCATCGCAAATATACCTCCAGGCATTCGTCCTCCTAAGAATCCAGCAACAACCGAATCTAATGCACCTTCAAGTGCTGAGCCATCTTCAGATTTCCAACCAATTGTTTTGAAAACCGCTAATGAACCAGTAATAAGAATTAATGGTATAGCAGCAAATGCCATAGCTGCAGCTCCAGCAAATATAAATGGAGATGCAAACCCAAGAAGTGCCATTTCAACACCAATCATTGCAACCGTTGCACCTAATATTCCAACATCCTCCCATCCAACTTTTGAGCTCATCCATACAAACATTGCTGCAGCAATTAACAATATCGCAGCTCCTGCAACTATCATAGCTGCGGCTCCAGCCATAATGAATCCAGGTATAGGACCTAATCCAGCAAGTAAACCGATAAGTCCAACAACTACAACCGTTGCTGCAAGTTTTGCAATATCTTCCCAGTCTGGATTAGCCGATTTCCACATCATCATAGATATAGCGATTAGTAATATTGGGACCGCTGCGATAATCATAGCTATGGAACCTTTTTCAATATTAACAGCTTGTTTACCAACTATCCACATTATTAAACCTAGGCCAGCAAGTGTTACTGCTACTTTAAGTAATGCTTCCCAAGTAACCATTTTATCAAAGAATGATATAACTAATGCGAATATTAAAATAGCTAATCCTAGTATAACAAGACTCATAACACCCCTTCTAGCCTTTTTAGATGAAATTAATCTAAGTCCTAAGTTAATGATAACTAAAGTTAATGCAAATATTAATGCACCAAGTAAAAGAACCGGAAATAATAACACTACCACTATCATTGCAAGAGCAAACAATAATATACCTTTTGCTAAATCTAATATAGATCCGATACCTTTGGCCGTTTCTTTAGCATTTTTACCAGATGCACCCATAACCCATAATAACAATCTTATAGTTAGTCCAAATAATATGGCTCCGATGATTACAATCGGTGCAACTAGTACGTAAAGAATCATTGCCAGTGCAAATAATAAAATACCTTTTCCTAATCCTAATATTGCTTCTAATCCTTTTGTACTTTCTTTATCAGCTTTTCCTGCAGAACCCATTGCCCATAACAATACTCGTATAGTTAGTCCAAATAAGGCAGCCCCTATTGGCGCTAACAATAAAAATGGTATAGCTATAACCATTTGTATAGCAAATGATAACGTATATTTTCCTAAAGCCTGTAGTAACAATGCAAAACTAGTGACTTGCTTTTCATCAGTTTTTTCAAAAAATTGTGCTATCGTTTCTCCGATCTTACCTATGAATTTACCGAACCTTTCACCAGTTTTAGCACTGACTTTGTCCATAGCCTTAACCATAGTAGTTAAACCTTTGGCCATTTCACCGAAGAATTTTGCAAAGGATTCATATTCCTTTTCGCTTACAACTCCAGTTTTTGCCATACCTTCTAAATTGGTATTAAGCTTTTGTGCTGATTTTTCCGATGCATCTAACTTCGCGTCAATAGACTCTAAGACATTTAATATAGCATTATTAATATTCTTTGGCTGAGCCATTCATTATTCTATATTTTTAACCCAGAAGGCATTGAAGGAAAACTCGGCATTGATCCGCCGCTATAACCACCCATATTAGGCATTTTAGGCATCATTCCTTTAGCTTTAGACATCGCTCCAGCTTGTTGTTCTTTAGCGGATTCTCCGTCACCCTCTTCAGCTTCTTTCTTTTTCTCTAATATATCTATTAGATTCTCTAGTATATATTCAAACTCATAGTATGGCATTTCCATCACTTCACTCGGTTGCAAACGCAAGTGGTATAAAAGTTGAGTTTGTACCTTAAAGAAGTTCTTCAGAGAGATCTGAAACAACGAAAAGAGATTTGACTCCTCCGGGAAACATAATGGCGCTGTGTACCTCCCCACCACAGCTTGTACATGTATCGTGACATTCTGCGTCAACACCTACTCTAATCATATCAACTACATTAAAAAATGTAGAATATTTTGTAGCGTCCCAACTCATAAAATCTACTTGTATATCTTTTATTTTATCCTTTTTAAATCCTCTCCAATCATCAGTAATAAATGGCAAACATTTTACAAAACCTTTATCTATCCGTTTTCGTTGACCTTCAGTTTGTGTATTGTCTTTTATCCAATCTGTTATAATTCTCATTACCCCGATAGTCGGTGGTTTTAAACGTAATGTTCCTGAACTTTTTGTTTTTACATTGAATACCTTTTCATCATAGTCAAAATATTTCATTATATCATCTTTGACTTTTGCTGGTCTTAAATTATTATTAGTGAAAGCCATTTTTCCTTCATGGCCACAATCATCACATTCATAAGGAATTTCCATTTTATTTTCACCTTCTTTGAACGTTAATTCTCTAACAGCTAATACAACGAATATTCTATCCTCTTCTAAAATATCTTTAAAGTTCGATATCTTTCCTTTGATATTTACATTGACACATGAGCTCATTATATGATTCATTCCTTCATCTATTGAAAATGGATCATCATCACTTACAACTGAAAATTGTCTAATTTCTTTTACGGTTGCAGCACGGATTTGCACCTTCACATCTTCTGGATAAAATATCCCACCTGACGGGAAGTTTGATACAGGAAGATTATGCCATCCCATTTTAAATTCAGCACCAGAATCTTGGTTTTTATTTTGCCAATCTGAACTTTTACCAAGTGATTTATGTACTACTTCTTTACTTAAATCTTCATCTTGTTTAGCTCTATCAGCTGCGGTTTTATCAAATAAACCTGATTCATTTTCCCTTTTTTCTAGATCACGCTTTGCAGCGTCTTCAAAATTTTGTTCGTCGTTGTTGCTCATGTTATTATATTTTTTGAGTTAGTCATTTTTTTATGTTCTTCTAAAATCTTTTGTACTTGTTTGTTTACAAAAGAAGTTTGTATTCCTTCATATTGAGTGATGTGGTGTAAAATTAAATCTCGTACATAACTAGATGTTGCAATCAACTTTCCTTCATGCATAGATACCGAGGTTATTATTCTATTTAATTTTAATTCATCATCACTATCAAGAAGAACTTGAATCTTCCTGTCTTTTGCCATAGTGTTGTTTTTTTTTGATTATCATATTACTTGATTATTATAATATATATCATCATTGTCAAGGCTTTTTTCTATGTATTATATATGATTCAAAGGTATCCTATTTTTGACTTAATGAATCATATATAATACACACCAAAGATATTTAAGTTCACTAGCCACCAACTCTTAAATCAAAAAATGTCATTCTATACAAACAACAAATGATACCCATAAGGATATCATTCGTTCTGAATATTAAGAGGAAAAAGTATTCATTAAGCGGATAAGCAAAATAAGCTTATACCATATCTTCGCTCCACCAATCTGATCGCCATACCATTGACAATTCAGCTGGATCGCCGCTTTCGTAAGCAAGTTCAGCTGCAGCAGCCAGTTCAGCGCCATTAGGTATACAACCATAAAAGGTTCTTTGCCAAAAGATATCGCCAGCTCTATTATAGTTTGAAACAACTATTGTTCCAACGTAATCCTTTTTCAATCCTTGTTCTCCAGTTAAAGGATTCCAGATTAATCTGTTCCAATCTCTTAAAGTTTTGTAAATATATAATTCATTCGCATCGTTAAGATTCAATGTAAAATCAATTGTTAAATCTACTACTGTAGAATCTGGCATTGATTTTGCAAAAGATCTCGTTGCAAATTTATATTTTTGTTCAACGATACCTTCCATCTTTTCGTTATTTAGTCCACCGATCTTCTTAACGTGCTCTAGTAGCATTTCGCCACCAGCGATAGTAGAAGGAGGTAAAATACTAACCTCGAACAAGTTTGCATAAAACGGTTCGTAATACTTAGTGGAGGCTATTGAATTTGTAAAGTGTGGTAATCCAGCCATAATGTTCTCTTTTTTTGTTTATTTTATATATCCATTTGCTTAAGGACTCTCTGGAGAACCAGAGAGTCTTTTAGTTTTATTAGAAATTTCCAGCTTGAATAGATCCTGTAGCAAGAATTGTTACTCGGTTAACCAAGATACCCATTCCTCTTACTGGTTCTACGTATGTATCAATAATTCCAATGTTATTATCGATAACTTCTGATGTGTTGTTTGTTGAATCCATTACATTATCGAAGTCGTAAAGACCACCATCGTTTAAGATTTGAGACATAAAGGTATCAGCCAATGTTTTGATCTCTAATCTGTTTTGAGCAGTGTTAAACTCCCAACGATAATTTTTAAGAATTTCAGCGATTCCATCTTCAATATAGATAAGTAATTCTCTAGTACTGATTTGTGATAGCGCACTTTTAACAGTTTGCTGTGCTGTTTGATTAGCATTAATTACTAATCCAAATCCTCGTTTGTTTATAATGGCATTTAAACCAAATGGTTCAATTGAATCAAGTGCTCTTCTGTCAAATTCATATTCAACTCCAGCAACTCCCGTTCCACTAACAACGCCTCTCCTAGGTCCAGCAATAATAGACCATGGTTGCGCTAAATTATATTTGTCAATGTATAAGTTAGATATTGATGCAGCTGGTGGAACAAATTTTGTTGCACCTCTTTCAACAACTCTCAAGTTTGGAGTATAGAATCCACAATAATTAGCTCCATCTGCAATACTTGGTAAAGTATATACATTCGTTGGATTCAGTGCTAAATTACCACCAGTTCCAATATATGTAGGATTAAATGTAGATGTAGAATCAAATTTAAACATTGGATTTGTCGAAGCTTTGAATTCCTTCACTGAAGGAGCATTAAGAATCGCAAATGCATTTTGTCTGTTAAAAGCAATCTTAGACCATCTAGATTTTGATGATGGTTCAATACCGTTATTAAATGTATCTACTAAATATCTGAATGTAATAGCGTCTCTATCAGCAAGTGATTCTGCGATATTAGTGTTATACATTACATCTAGTATGTCATTCATTTTTGTGTTTGAACCATCTGGTTTAGCGCTTTCTGGTATTGTATATCCAGTAAGTGCACTAACTGTATAGTAGTCTACGAAATCATCGATAGATGTATATCGTTCAACTGCGGTAGCATCTCCACTTAAATCAGGATTCAAGAACATTGCATCATAAGTTTCTATAATAAAGAATCCGTATGTTGCAGAACCTAAAGTTCCATCGTAAGATGCAGCTTTAACTCTTGTTAATCTCGAAGTTCCAGTTCGTGGATCGACGTTATCATCATAATCACCGCTTCCAGCAACAGATTCAAAACCTCTCACCATAAATTGTCCAACTTGTATTTGGCCGATAAAGGCCTCTCCAGCAGTTGTTCCAATAGTTCCTAAAGTAACTTTATTAGGAGCAAGAACGTTTGAATTAATTATTGGGAATACCTCATTGATATCTCCTTCAAGTGTACTAATATAAACTGATTCATTGTATGTTGCACCAGTTGCACCGTTTTGTGGGATTGCAATGAATTGATCCCAAAATCCATTAACGGATGGTAAAATACCGATTTCCGCAGCAAATGAATCATCTTCATATGCAGTAACTCTGGCATTTACTATATTATGTGAAAGAACTAAATTTGTTTCTGAAGCACCTACACCTAATGAACTTGAAACGGTACTGTTAGAAAATGTAAAAATGTCATTTTCAGTAACGGTTTCAACTCGAATTGGGTTTAATGGTCCAGCAGTCGTTCCTTGAATATTATCACCAGTTGTAATGATTCCACCGATTGCATCTTGTCCTAATTGAGATGCAGGTCCACCATACATAATTGAATAAGTTGGTGCAATTCCAGCTGGATTGACTGTGTAATTAATAGATGGCATAATTTCTAGGTCTCCTAATGGACTTCCACCACCAGTTGATCCGGCAGCATATCCTAAAGAAAACACTGTACCAATTCCAGTAGTAGTTCCAACTGCTGGAGCTACAAGACCAGCTTCATCAGTATATTCGATTCTAACTGTAAGTCTATCAATACCTAAACTAGAATCATTGCTTTTAGATACTTCTGCAACTCTAGCATAATTATATAATTCTCCTGTGTATCCAGTAGCACTAGATCCAGTATATCCACAAGATACAAATGATCCAGTGTTTAAAGAATTACCGAATGCTAAGAATTCACTTTGTTGGGTTGTGTTCCAAATAGAACTAACAGTTCCTCCAACAATTGCAGGATTTAAAGGTCCATAAATATTTATTTCATCATATCCAGCAGTCATACCTAATGCAGCATATTCAGCAGATTGATCCACCGTGTAATTTGGAGTTACTCCCGTTCCATCAAAAATATATGTAGATATAGAAGATGTAGCACCACCATGGTTATAATCTAATTGTAAGTAAGGTTGTAATGCATTTAAAGAACCATAGTATGAAAGAAAATCTAAAGTAGAAATTCCATTAGTATTAAGTTCTAATCCATGCCCGATAAGATCTATTTGAAGTCCATCAACCATTGCATTTAATGTTGGATTATCATAATACCAATCTCCGTTAATTGCACAAACTAAACCGGTTTTAGAAGTTTCGTTGTTAACAATATCTTCTATAAATAAGTTAGTTCCATCTTTATCGATGAATTCAGGTATTAAAGAACCTGTGTATTCCGCAAGAGTAGTAACCTCAGGTAGTTGTAGTAATTTATCTAAACCGCTTGCAGAATTACCAAACGCATCGGTAACATTAGCTTTAAGTCCTTTAGTATCAAATAAGTCTCCATATATAGGATCTATTGATAAAGCTTGGTAATCACTAAAGTCACCATCTAATACAATAACTCTTACTAAGAAATCGCTTATCCAACTTGATCTATCTAAGAATGGTGGTACATTTCCACTTCCGTACCATTCCTCTGCACTAATATCAAATCCATTAACGGATGATTTAGTAACAAATACTGATACTGTTTTTTTACCTGCATTCGCTAGGTTAAATAATGTAGATCCTTGTCCATCATGTTGATTAATTGCAGATATAACAGAATCATCTTCTATAAACCAGAATTTATCTTGGTTAAAGAATTCTGATACTGGTGCAGCACCTTCTACATGATTTGTTGAATCTGATGCAGAGCTTAATGCTCTAAATTCAGCGGTAACTGAATCATCAAGTTTTAGTAAATTTAAGACGATAATCGGTCCTCTATCTAAAGCGGTTAAGCAAGATCTATGAAAGTAAGATCCTTTTAACTCAAGTCCATTATCAATATCTCCGAATACATCTTTGAAGAATTGTACATCTGGTACAAAAATTGGTGTATTGAAAGGACCTTTATTAGAGTACCCAATAACTAGTCGGATGGTTTCGGTTGGAATATTAATAAGTTGAGACTTATCGAATTCTAAACGATACACACCAGAACTTTTAAATTGTTGAATATTTGCTGGTAAAGCCATTTTCGTAAAGTTTTTTTTATTTTAATTATATATCCCTTAGCTTCTATGTTTTATGTTAATCAAGTATATCATAAATATTGAATGAATCTCCTGATAGATTTCCACTAAGTTCTAATGTTTTTTCTATTTCTGTTTTATATATTTCATCTATGTAATCGAATAGCTCTTCTACCGTTTCTGAATAATCAACTGTATCAAAAAAACTACACGCATTAACCACAGTCATCATACAGTCATCATTACCTGTTTGTGCGCTATATGTACCGTTTTCATTCCTAGAAAACATAGATGCTTCACTAACAGTATTTATATCTTTTACTATCATTCTATTATTACGTATGTAGTTCTTGACTTTAGTTGTTAATATTCGTTTGTTATCTCTATTTATTTTGATACCTGGTTTTTTAATCTTAGATCCTACTCGGTGTGCATATTTTACTAGGATTTCTTCATCAAAATCATTTCTAGTTGGATATAACGCAATTAAGTTATTTATTATTTCTTGTCCAAATGCATTATATTCAATTATACATCTTAAGTTTTCTTGATTAAATATGTTTACACAAAGCTCGTATAAAATCATACTAAAATCTTTTAATGAATGAACATTTGATCTAAATATACCGATTTGTTCGAGCTTAAAAAAGTCTGTTATATCGCTTGGAGAAACTAGTTCTCTATGATATTTAAGTTCAGTAGGCAGTACTTTAAATATATTACATACCGTATGATCCTTTCCTACACCTTCTGCTAAATCAACCGAGAACAAATAAAAATCTTGATTTCCCTCTAACATATCTACATCGATATCTGGATCCCATTTCATACATGAATAATCTATACCAAGGTCATCTAATGGATCGAATTCTCTAAATACAAATTCCTTTTCAGAACCTTTTAGTTTTTTCATCTCCACTGAGTTCAATAATAAAGAAGATGCAGATAGAAATTGGTTATTATATTGTTGATTGAATGCTTCTATTGTACCTAGATTTGCAATTTCTTGAGCCTTCCATGCCTCATCTCTTCCAGGCACTTGCCACCAATCTACTCGAAATGGTGCATATTCATTATTACCTTCTACCGCATTTTGATATATGTCATGAAACTTATTATAACCATTTGGTGTAGAAGTTATGATAACTCTGGATATCTTAGATGATGATAATGTTGGATATACATTCTCGTAAAAAGGATTTATGATACTTGGCATAATATGAGCAAATTCATCTAAGTATAGCAAATGGATTGTAAAAGATATACCACCAGTCTTTGTTGTATTCTGACCAATAACTCGACATCCATTATCAAACCTCATCTCCATTACATCCTTTTTCATAACGCCAGGTTTTAAAAAGAATGGAAGGTTTTCATATATGTGTTTAGTTTTCATAAGAATCTCTTTGGTCGTAGCTCCTTTATTAGCCATTACCATTGCATTTTTATCGAAATTGAATAATGAATACCATGCTATGAATATACCTGAACAAATAGTTTTACCAATTTGTCTAGATGCTAAACATACGTTCCAACGGTTTTGTTGATATTGCCTTAACATATCTTCTTGATATGGACGTAATGTTATTTTACGTACCCCTTCATCTGTCATTGCATGGCAATATGTATTTGCAAAATAAACAATATCCCTTGCACATCTTTTTATTTCATCAACCTCAGTCTCAGAATAATCAAACACGGTATTTCCTTTTCGATAATTGATATCGCCTTCATAAAATGGTGCATTTGGTACTTGGTATCCAAGTTCCATAGATTCAATAGCCTTCTGAACCTTATTAGTAGTCCATACTATTCTATTATCATCATTATTAGGCTCTTCAAACCTTTTTACTGTTAATTCACTCATTCGGATCCTCCTCTTCGTTAAATTCTACATCTTGCATTTCTTCTTGAATGCCTTTCATAAAATCTCGATTTCCTCTGGCAGTTATTTTTTCCTCATCTTTAGATTTTATAACGGTTGTTTGGTCACTATATATGTCTATATCATGTTTCAATTTTTTCATACCTTCTTCAGATGCCATAATATGTAATGTTGCATGTTTGTTTATTTCTAACATAGTTTTCTGAAGACCTGCTAAAACCTCAAACATTCTAGGAGTTAATTCACCAGATTCAATAGTTCTCATTAACATTTCTATTGAATGTTCCATTTGATGCATTTGATTGATTAAAGTTGCTAGTTGCATCTCTTCAATCTTTTGTTTCATTTGAACATATTCATTTTGTTCAATTACTTCTGCACTAAGATACAACTTCATAACAGATTGCATCATCTTCTTAGCGGCAGCTACAGATTTACCTTTAGATTCTGTATATGTGTATTTTTCAACATTATGAAATGATGGTAAATCTCCTTTTGCGACAATAGGTAGTTTTGTACCTTCGTCTAATAGTGATTTTAAACTATCTCTTGCTTCATCTTTTTGTTCGTCGTTTAATGCCATATTATTGGTTTTTGAAAGTTATCTAACTGGTTCTCGAGTCATTTGTAATGGTGGTAATGCATTATCAATCATTTTTGCATATTGATTATCTCGTACCGTGTATCGATTTAACATCAATGGTTGGTTTTCTTCGTTTATCAATTCAGTTAAAAGTCTTATATTAGTTAATTGTATAGGTGCACCTTTAAGTTCGTAAAAAACTTTAGGCTGTATTGCTTGTTTTGTAAATTCTTTAGTTTCTCCAAATATCAACCTTAATTGTGTTGTTTGTTGTACATACGCAGGTTTATTTGCATCAAATTCCATTTCCCATACATTCAAATTCATTGTTTGATATTCATTAGATACATTTAATACCACTGCATACCACTTACGAGAATCGACTAATAGATTCTGATCATATTGGTTTGCATCAATTAATAAATTAGGAAATTGTTGGTCAGGCCATGGTTTTAAATAATTCTCGTTAAAGTCATATGATGTTCCATTTACTTTAACTTCAAATCCTTTTGTTACATATTTTTTATTTCCATTAGTATCATTATATTGTAAGTTAATTTGGATTCCGTTTCCTTGATCATCCATACCATCGATAATCGTGTCATATAACATACCGTTAGGATCTATATTAACTACAGTTGGTCCAATCTCAGTATTTTCAAAAACTGTTCTATTTGATCTAAACCAAAATGTATAAACTCTATCATCATCTTCAGATATATCGACTTCAGTTTTGTATTTAACTGCTAAATCATTATAATCGACTGAATTCAAATCATATGCATATTTTGCAACAATAGTAAAATAGTTGTTAATATCATGTTTTGCTATATCTAATGTTTCATTAATACTGCTTCTAATAAAATCATATTTGCCTACATTAATAGTATTGTATTGTAATGGTTTAGTTATTTGTGTAAATTCCTTTTCCTTTTCATCATTAAAGATATCAAAGTTTTGTGCTATTGGATCTATAATCGTTGCAGCCTCAGCTCCAGTTGCACCAATATTTAACATATTAGAACTATCTTGCCACTTAACTAAATTAACTTTGTAATAGACACCATCTCTCATGAAGTCTTTATACAGATACGGTGATTCCACTCGATATATCCTATTCTCTAAAGGAAAGTACAAATAATCTCGTTCTTCTGGACGAGTACAATAACCGAATGCTCTTTCAAAATCTTCTTTTACAATATGCACTTCAAATGGTGATTCGAAATCCATATCGAACGGAGTAAACATTATTTTATTATCTGGAAATTGATTATCAGGGACCACCACGCGTATATTCTTAATATCTGATACATTGTAAAGTGAATATTCTTTAAGTATAACATCTTTAGTTCTGCCATCTACTGCAGTCTTAAAATAACATACTTGGTGTCCGAACATTTCACTTACAGTAAGTGCTAATTCTCGGTTAAGTTCAATTGCAGGAGCCATTAAATCATATACTCTAAATAATGTACCATCTTCACAATCAACTCGAATGCCTTTATAATAATCTCCAGATGGACATATACTTGCAGGAGGTGGATTGAATGGTGATTCGGTTGAGGTCAAATCAAAGTCAAATGTAACCGAATTTATTGAAAGTAATGTTGGTGTTGGTGGTTCTGGAGCAGAGACCCGTATAAATTTAAGTTCTAAATATACGTTTGCACTACTTTCAAAATCTATTGATGGAAAATTCTTTGTACCATCAGGATTCCTTGAAACCAATATCCATGGTGACCAAGTTTGAAAATCTTTAGACCACCTAATATTTGTAATCAGATAATCGTTATCTGTCTGATTTGGTGTTGTTATTTCAGAATACGCAGTGAATGTATCTATACCTACAAAAGGACCATCGAATGATACGATGAGAGAATCGCCATTTCGATAAGTTATGTTATTAGATGCAAATTCTATATTGACACTAGCCATTAATTAAATTGTTGTTTTAATATATATTCAACAAATTATTTTGGCTGTGAGGAATTTTTTGAAAATGCTTTTAATGTTGAAACTCCTAACATAGTTGCTGAAAATACAAGCATAGAATTAAATAGAGTTTCGTTAACAGTGAACCAATGGAAACCATCGCCTATAAATGCAATACATACAAGAACTCCAGTAAGTATTCCCATTGTTTTTTTTGAAGAATATTTACCATCGTTTAAATCTTCTTTTAAAATATCTGATGTAAATTTGCTCATAATAGTAGTTATTTTTTTACTCCTTCAAGATAGCCTGGGAGTTGTGTCGCTAGTGATTTTAACAATACATTATCATTATCACTTAATTTAGTTTTTCTTTTTACAAAGTCAACACATAAAACAGCTATTGCATTATCATGTAAATCTATTATTGGATATTGATATGTGGATTTTACACCATCATTTAATAAATGATGCTTGAATAAACCTTCTGGATATGTTTTAGTATCAATGCAAAAAAATTCACCGTTTTCCATTAATGGTTGTAACGTCGTTATACATGCGGATACTGGTAAATTTTGTCGGTCTATCATTGTATTAGAAATTCCTGCATCACACTCTTCATATGAAGCTGACATTTTCTGCATAGATTTTCCTGAATAAAAGGTACCACCATTATGAAATGACATTATCGATATACGATCCGCATTTATTTCACTTAGAACACTTCTTAATTTTTCTATTACCAAAATGTCTTCTGAAACACATGCACCAATTGGACATTCATGATCAGCTTCAGAATCGATACGCCTTTGTGTTAGTTTATGTTTATACCTGATTGCTACTAATGTTGCAGCTGCACCAATAAATGTCGTTATAATAGGGACCCAGACTTCAATCGCCATTTGCTATTGTTATTTTTTCTATATATCTTTATATAGATTATCTTTATGCCATTACTGTTAAATGAACCACAGTATCGTCAGACTCTAGCTTAGAATCTATTAAATTTAGTAGAAGTTCGATGGCTAAATTATGAGTTTCCATGAAATTACTCCTTCCTTCATGATAATTAATTTGATAGATTAAATCTCGTGATGAAATTTCTATAAAGGTTTGAGGGCTAAATATATTATCTGTCCAAAACTTAATATCAATCAATAAATTTTGAATAGATTCTAACTCAGATATACTTATTAATGATGGTAAATCTATTTTTGCATGAAGGATTTTGTAATCAAATGATACAGTATCACCAACTCTCCTTGTATAATTTTTAGATGGAGAAACATTAAACTTTATATATTTTAAATTTTTAAAAGTTAGCATAACCGAATCTAAAAAATAAGCAGACGTAATATCTTCAACTAATTTAGTCTCATTTAAACTGTTTTGATGATCTAAATCATCTTGGAAATTATCAGATAATATTTCTTGAATATCATTACACGAAACAAAAAAATGATTGTTAGAATTGTTTATTTTAGATAACTTTGCATTTCTTTTGACCAGACTTAATAGTCGATTATCACCAAGATTATGTTTATACATGGTAACTTCAACTATTAATGGATATTTTGCATTAGTCTCTAACATAGGTTTCGTACTGTAATTTCATTTTTTTGAAATACTCTTGCATTACCTGTGGATGTAATTTTGTTAATAAATCAAAATCTCTCCTAGATATTTCGTTGACTTTTAGATATATTTCAACTAATTCTTCAGAATACTTAAATTCAAGTGATTCTTGTGCTTTAGTTTTCTTAGTCTTAGTATATATCCATCCAGGAACTCGTTTGAATCGAGATGTTATAAATTGCCATGTATCTATGACACCAATTCCATTAATACCATTACGATTCATTTTTTGAGATTCAGATGGCCAGTTGATAGCCATAAACCTTTGAATCATAAAATGATTTTTAGCTTTATCTGAATTTTTAAGTTCTTCGTACCGCTTCGGGTTCGTAAACATCACTCTTACGAGGTCAAATAACTGCATACTTATTTAGGTTGGGTTGTTGGTTTAGTTCTAAGTTCTCGTTCCTTTAATGCATTTTGCTTTTCAAGAGCAGCTGCTAAACGGTTATTAGATTCTATTAATTTAGGTAAGTCATAATTGTAATATTTCTGACCCATTTTAGTTTGAAAAAAGTCTAGTGCCATAATTAATCTAATTTTAATCCTTTGAAGAATGAAGATTCCTGAGTTTGATCAAGGTTCTTTTCATCATTCAACATAGGTTTTGTTATATTCTGTTTATTTATTTCTGATAAATTACGAATTGTAGAGTGATTTGCCGATTCAATTGATTCGAGCATTACATTCATAATAGAAGGTGGTAATGCACTGTTATGCAAATACATTAAATTTCTATTAGTTTCATATTTATCAATTAATTGATCTAAATTACGATCATGTATTTTTAAGTTGACTTTAGCTATTTGACAAATATTACTTATTGCCTCTCGGCTAAAAAATGTCGATTCATTTATTGTACCATAATCTTCTTCATAATCATTAAGAATTTTAGTTGCTTTATTGTCTGTTATATTAAAAACTCTAACTTTACCATCCTTAGAGGTCTTTTTGAATTGATAAAGTGGTGATACATTATCTCCAGCATCTCCAGTAAGTATTTTCTTAAATACAAATTCTGATGTGTTCATTTCTTTTATTGTGACTCCTCGTAAGACACTCTGTAATGCATTTTTGGTATTACTAGTAAGATCCAATGGTTGATCAAATATATCTACACTTTTGATATCGGAAGTTGATATCCAATTCTCAAAGTTTTCGAATGTATACATTGTTTTAGCAAATTTATTATAGTACAATGTGTTTGTACCATTTGCTTCACTATTACATACTAATTGTATTAAGTCATTATCACCTGAAAATATAAGTCCATTTTTAGAATTCATATTTAGATAAGATGACCATGCAAATATTAGATCATCCGCTTCAGCTCCATCAACTCTAGATATTGTAACACCTAAAGTCTTTAATGATTCCGCGAATTTGTCATGTAAATCATAAACTGCTTTCCAATTTATTTTATTATCTTTTGTTCGAGTTCCTTTATATTCACCAGATTTTGCAGTATCTAATGCATTAGTTGTTGGATAAAAATCTTTTCGCCAAGAATGTGAATCTATGCAATAAACAACACCATCAAGAATAGGAGCAAATCGCCTAACTTCATATGCAAAATCAGTTGCTAATTTAGATGCTAATAAATCTGAATCCTTTTCAGGATCATCTATAAAATTTAAGGTACCATCTCGTTTAATTTTTCCAGATATGAAAAAAGTCTTATGAAGGAAAAAGTTTCCATCGACTATTAATGTATATTTGTTCATAATGTATGTTTAAATATTATATGATGATTTATGTATTTAGATTCATTTTATTATCTTTTGTATTTTGAACACAAGTGATAACATGGTAACTACTGGATCAATAACAAATCTAGATTCATATGAATGTTTGTTGACTTCATAACAAATTTCACCTAAGTTTTTAATTGAATCAGGTCGTTCCGTTTGAATATATTCTACAAAATCGCTTCCTAATGCTTTAATAACATCATCTACTCGATGTCCATAGTTTGATACTAAAAATTTATAGTTCACTGCTGGGGTTGCGGTTTCGGAATAAATATGATCGAATAAATCTTTGAATACTCCATGGAATGTTGTTACATCCGTTTCTGTTATTGTAGTAAGGCCTTGAGCATAATATCCTTGAAGTATATTAATTGTATTTCGTAAATCAGGAAATTTTCTTTTGACTAATTCAAGTAGTGCAGGTTTTTCAATTTCCATACCTTCAATTTTACATATTTCATATATTCTACGAAGATACATTTTAAGAATTTCAGTTTCTTCTGCATCAGTAAAGTCAAAATTAATACATTCAAATCTTGATTGAATATTATCAGGAATCTTATTGAAATAATTACAAGTTGCTATGAATCTTGCGCTCATATGGAATTGTTCAATAGTTCCACGTAAGGCCTTCATGTATTGGTCTGAGACTCCATCAAACTCATCTAATATAACTACTTTAAGTTTTCGTTCGCCATCCAGTAAGGACAACGTAGAACAAAACTCGGATATCTTACCTTTAACTGTATCGACTCCAGTTTCAACGGAACAATTAATATACATATATGGATGATCTTTTGCAAGTATTTTTGCAGAGGAAGTTTTGCCGCTCCCAGGACCACCATAAAAAAGTAAGTTTTGATAGACACCTTTGTCTAATTTTTTTGATATTCTCTCAGGTACAATAAGATCTTTTAATTCGTGTGGACGATATTTCTCAGTCCACAAAAGTTTTTCTGCGTGCATATATATTTTGTTTAGTTATTATATGCTATGTTTTGTCTTTGGTTTCACTAGAGTTATCTCGTGCTCTTCCATATACATTAAGCAATAACACAAAAAGCATTGCGGTTGCAGTTGGCTTTAAATAATTGATTGGCATTGCATACATGGCTAAGTGGCATAAATACCATAATACACCAAGGATTGAAAGTAATGTTGCTATCGCGAGGGTTCTACTTATTAGTTTTTTCATCTTCTTTGTTTTGGTTTAATTACATTTTCGGATAGTGCTCTATTAAACTTGTCTTCACTCATCACGAATTCATCCCTTGATAATTTCCAATTAGGATTTATGATTGACATCACTCCTTCATTGGGGAACTTATGAATCTTAACAGTATATTTGTTACCTGTCTTATGTGTTAGTTCTAGTACACAACCTGTTTCTACTTCTTCAAATACTTTACTCATCTTCTTTGTTTTGGTTTAATAAGCTAATTCTAAAGTAAACTTTAGAAAGTAAAAGCTAAAGCATCTGTATTCTACATGTAGGTTAAATGTTGGTATAAAATACCAATCATCTTTTGACCACCATACTATATTAATTTCTTTAGCTTTTTTCATCTTTTTTGGTTTTGTGTAGTTTTTCATCTTCTTTGGTTTTGTGTAGTTTTTGCATTTACTACATTTATATAATCGTTTTGTATCAATAGCTGCAACTAAAATTAATTCTTCATTGCAACAAGGACTTATTAATTCACTCATCATCTTTGTTTTGGTTATTTAGTATTTAAGTTTGTATTTGATGATTTAACTAGCCAATCTAATTCTCTACCAGAAATATTTACTCTAACTTCTTGATGTAACTCGGCTTCAGTTGATGAAATTATTCCGAACTCCATTTGGTCATGGTAGGTTCCATCATCTTGTATACCATCAAAAATAATTATTTTAGATACGTTTGGTTCGATAGCATTAATGCCAGAATGAATTGTTTCAATATCATCTTGATGTTTTCCGAAAAACTCGAATAAAACGTTGTTAGATGATTTGTAAAAGATTCGCATAGATAGTTTTGATCGTGGTGTTTTTTTCATGATTGTTTGTTTTTATTTGTTTCGGTTATTTGTATAGTTTTTCCAAGATCTCATTGAGATACCGCTTGAATGGTATCGTTTTTGAAAATACATCTTGAACTCGATCTCGAGTGTGAATGGAAAAAGTTTATTTCGTAATTTTCTAAAGTGTCTTTTTGGAATTCCACTAAAGATAAGCGTTATTCCAAGTATTGTTGAAAGTAAACAAAACGCAATTTCATTTGGAATTCCATTAAATTGAATGTATTTTTGAATGGTTCCTCGCATTGTTAGAAATGCGATAGTTAAGGAAGATATTCCGGTTAAAAGAAAGAGGATGTTTTTTTGGTACGATTTCATAAAGGTATATTTTATTAATTTGTTATAATTAAATATAATACTTTTATGTGGCAAATAAAAACTTTTGATGTTAACTTAATGTTAACTTTTATCTTTTTTAATTAATTTTCCATTTTGCATCTTAAATTTGCTTGGATCTATTAAAGGATTGTGAAGATTCGATTTTTTCTTCTTGGGTTTGTGTTTTTTGTTAACTAAAGCCACTTTACTACGATTATTAATTTATTGATTATATGATGAAAATATTATTTGGATTCAAATTTAATTCCACCATGTTTGTTTCCAATCGTATCATCTACTAAGAAATGTCCGTCAAAGTTTGTTAGTTTAAACGCCTTTGATGGACTAACTATAATTCCTAAACGATCCATGAACTTTCTATTAGCTAAAGCTGGAGTTGATTTAGCGGTTCTATCTATAATTGATATATCTACTTTAGGAACTAATTTTCCTGCAAATATTACATCTCGGTGTATAATAGGACGTTCATGTGTGTTACCATCCGTTCCAATCGCATTAGAAGTTCCAATTATTTTATCTTTAAATTGCTTACCATTTACTTCCCATTCTAAGTATTTTCCATTAACTTCGAATTTATCTCCATGTATAGTCATTGAAGATGCACCATTTCCAGTGTCCATTTTAATAACATAATCTCCAATACCTGGAATATTTATGCATTCTCTGAATCCACAATACATTGTTGGGTATGTCCAATTTTCTTTATTTAGAATATAGTCTAAAACTATACTAACCACCGGTTTCCCAGTAGCTTCAGTAATACCTTTAGTTCCTGGTGATGCATTGACTTCTAATATATACGGTTTTTTGGTTTTTTTGTCGATGATCAAATCAACTGCACACCATGTACAATCCAACACTTTTGCAGCATCTTTAGATATTTGAATCATCTCATCTGTTAAATTTACTTTTTGTATTCCTCCACCGATAGAATAATTAGTCCTAAAATCCTTTTTAGCAGAGGTTCTTTTCATTGCTGCAATAACTTCAGATTCTTCATCATTAGGATTATAAAACTTTTTAGAAAGAACATGAATCCTTAAATCACCATCAGCTGGTATCATTTCTTGTAGTAATATCTCACTTTTTCCACTAGACTTCCAAAGTGTTTGTAACACAGATTTTAACGATGCATATGAATCTACTTGCGAAACTCCAATACCTTGAGAGCCAGAAAGAAGCTTTATAATAACCGGAAATTGGCCTCCAATATTTTTTAATGCTTTATCAATACCTTCAACATCCGTAAGAATAGAATTTTTTGGGGTAGGTAATCCAGCAGCCTCTAATATTCTATTGGTTGTATTTTTATTTTCACAGTTCATTGTAGAATCTAACGTATTTACACAAAAGAAATTAAATGATTCTAGATCTTCTAATAATTGTTGAGTATACGTACTAGACACAATGCCTCGTCTTGACATTATAACAGTATTTGATCGATTGATAGCAATGGGTTTTGTATCAGCATCTCCTATTTTAATATCATTTCTTTTATTAACAAATTCTTTTATAAATGCGGTATTAACATCTAATGCATAACATGGAACATTTCGTTTTTCACAATCTGCTTTTATTGAATCAACTGTAGATGATTTTGAATCAAGATTTGATAATATAATTACTTGAACTTTATTAAAAGATAAAGCTTCAGTTATTAGTTCGTAGTTTCCAAAATGTTTCATTTATTCTTTATATATTTAAGAAATGTTTTTCTATCTCTATTTATCAAACGTTTGCAATGGTCTGTGAATGCAACTGAATTATTAAGTACTAATTCGCTGACCTTTTTTCCATCATCAGTATAAGCATCATAACAAGAATCACAACAAAAATTTGATATTTTAAAATCTTCCATACGTGATTTAATATCGGTTTTGCAATAAGAACATAACCATGGTATTATTCTAATCTCATCTAAAAGTTTACGTTTATCTTTTATTTCACCATCAGTTGGATCAATGAAAAATTTGCTTTTATTTTTTTCATAGTTTTCTTTATCTATTAACATAAATAAAGCTTTAACGAAAGTATCATCTTCATAATGCTTCTTTATAAGCGGATATCTTACTAATACTTCTACATGCTGTGGCTTCAATCCTTTTATTTTAATTCCACATCTAGTTAGACTACTAGGTTTGCCTCTATGAATTTCCATTTACTGCATTTATCCATTTATCCCTAAATGACATTGACTCTTCTACCTTTTTATCCTTTTTATCCTTAATTTCTTTAAAGAAGTTTTTAGTTACATTAATAGTAGGATACATAGGATCTTTAGGTTTATCTAAAGTTATTTGATAAACTTCTTCTTCGCCTTCTCGTCTAGGCATATCTCCTTCTGGCTCTCTTTCATTTTCTAAAAATGAATGCGTGATTTTTCCAGTAGCATTATTTAAGTGGCCAAGATCTTTATCCGACATGTTGCGTAATGATACTTTTTTATTCATAAGTGGATTATCTTTATTCTCATCCTCGCTTTTGTCCATTAACTCTTTAGCAATGGTATCCTCATCTTTTGGAATATCAGCATCGTCATCAGATGGACATTCATCTTTACCATCGGCTTCTTCATCACCTTTGGCCTTTTCTTTATCCTCTTCAGAAACAAGTTCTTTTCGTTTATTAGATTCAACTAATACTGATCGATATTCAATTGATACTGATTCTCCGATTGTAGCAAGTTTTTCTTTTGCATCCTCTAATTTTTTCTTTTCAGTCTCTAATTTATTCTTAGCTTCTTCCTTTTTAGGACCTTCTTCCGCGTTTTCAAAATCAGTTGTTGCCTTTTCAACCGATTTTTGCTGTAACTCAATCAATGCCTGTTGAGCCTCTTTTTTAGCTTCAAGGTCCTTTTTTGCAGCTTCAGTATCTTCAACGTTTTGAGCGGCTAATTTATCGGTAACTCCAGTTTTCGCTTTTTCTTTTTCGGCATCCGTTGCATCTACTGCAGCTATTGCTGCAGCATGATTTTTATCTGCAGTTTTTCCAGCACCTTCAATTTTAGGAGTAATTGCCTTAGCTTTCTTTTCTTTTGCTGCAGCATTTTTAGCCAATCCTTTATCAACTTGTTGTTTATCGATCGCGGCTTTAGTCATTAATGCATCTCGCTCTGCTTCTAATTCTTCTTTTTTATTAGCGCCTTTTATTTTTGCAGCATAACCGGCTTTTAATCCCATCGCCTTTCCTCCTAAAGAGGTGGCCTTACCATCTTTATCTATACCGCTAACTCGTTGAGCATCCTGTTCAGCAGCCTCTTGTTCTTTATCTAACTGTTCAATCTCTTTATCTAGATCAGCCTTTATCTGTTTTCTTTTCTCTGAAGCTTTAGGATCCGGTACTGTTTTTGCTTCCTCTTCTTTAATATCCGTTCGAAGTGCTTCGATTTGATCATCAAATTCCTTAGCCTTAGCTTCAATAGCTTCAGGCGTAGTCAATTCAGCTCGCTCCTTTTTAAGTTCACGTGCCTCATCCTCCTTCTTTTCAATATCCTTTTTTATCTTTTCAACATCCTCTTTAGCTTTTTGAAGTTTTTTAGTTCCTTCATCATTCAATTGAGCCTTTTTATCAGTAAGTTTTTTCTTTTCTTTAGTCCAAGCTTCTTTCTTTTTTGGGTCTGTTTCTTTAGCATTTTTGTCAACACCTGCTTGGATTTGTTTATCTATAGCTTCAAGTTCTTTTTTTAATGCTTCTTCCTCTTCCTCTTGCTTAGTTTTTACTTTATCTTGTGCAACTTGCAAGTCACCTTCTTCTCCACCTTCTTCTCCACCTTCTTCTCCACCTTCTTCTCCAGCTGGTGGATCTGGTTCTGCTGGTGGATCGCCTCCTTCAGGTGTATCCGTTTCTCCATCTGCTGGTGGATCTGGTTCTCCACCTTCTCCGGCCTCTTTTACAGACTCTTCTGGTGGATCTGGTTCTGCTGGTGGATCGCCTCCTTCAGGTGTATCCGTTTCTCCATCTGCTGGTGGATCGCCTCCTTTAGGTGTATCCGTTTCTTCTTCTGGTGTTTCTTCAGGCTCTTTTGGTAATGGATGATTTTTTGGATCTAAATCATGTAATGTCTTTTTTAAATCGTATATTTCTTTATCCATATCTGCCATTGCATTAGGACCAGTGGCCTTTTTCTTATCATCTTCAAGCTTTGCTATTTCAGCTTCCTTATCCTTTTTGAATTCCTCATATTCCTCTTTAGTGATTGTAGGATTGAGATCGTTTTCTTCTTTATATGATTGAACATCCGCTTCAGTCTTGGCCAATTTAATATCTTTTACCGCCTCCCACGCTTTTCGAATTTTTTTCTTCTTAAATAAAAATGCAATATATGCACCAATTCCGACAGCTGCAATCCCTACACCAGCTGCAGTTGATTTAATTGCGGTAGATCCCATTTGACCAATATCATCATCCCATCCTTCAGTAATAGATTCAAAGACTTCAAATCTTTCATGTATAATTAAATCAATATCAAGAGTTTCAAACCGATTTTCTTCAATTAAATCAGATTCAATTAATAAATGTTTAATAGTATCTAAAGATTCAAATAATCCTCCAGATCCATCACCAACCGATTGAAGTAATAAAAATTTAATGATATTTGCAAATTCATCTTCATCTAATTGTTTCAAATCTTCTTTAGTAGCAAGCCGTCTAAGACCTATTACCGCCTCGTTTATCTTAGTAAAATCTTCTAGCGAAATTATGTTCATGTGGTATAATTTTATTTATATTCTATATATCCTTACCATAAAGCAAAAGGCTCTCCGAAGAGAGCCTTTTGAATATGTATGATTAATTAGTATTAAGCTAATTGACCAGCATCGTTTTGAACACCGAACGACATGTACATAGTTTGTGGATGGAATCCAGCCTCAACTAAAGCATATCTAGATTTAACAGCGATTTTTGGCGCCATTGTACCTTCAGCAATAGTTTGAACAGATTCAGCCATTAGATATGGCATAAACACTAGTCCAGGAGAGTTTCCGTCACCTTTTCTACCTACAGTGATTCGAGTATCACTCCAGCTCATATATGGATCAACATAAACAACCAATCCAGCTAAAGTACCGATAGGGTACAATGAACCAGTTTGTTGGTTTAATGTATTCATCATTGGAGCAGGAACGAATCCAGCACAATCTTGTAGTCCAGAACCAACTTGTCCGTTTGTTACTACAAATGTAGCAGGTCCACGTCTTCCTCGGATAGCAATCAAGTTTCCAACCGCAAGGATCTTAGACATGATTTTTCTCTGACGAGTATGTAAGTTCTCTGCAGCTGAGTTAGTCTCAGAAGAATTAACTTGTGGATTTTGATCAAATAGACCAGGTAAAGCATCCATTGGGAATACTGAATTTCCACCAGTTACCCAATCAGATCCTCTAGAATCTAGAGTTGTTAATTGTGTTTGAGTAGAATAAAGACCACCAGTGGTAGTTCCAAGTAACAAGTTAAATTGAACGTTTTGCGTTGCAACAACTTGACCATGGTTAGTATAACCTAGTTTTCTAATTCTTGAAAGAATGTTCTTATTAATAGATTGAGTTAACTCGTTAATAAGTACTGACTCAACTTGAGCAACAGCATCTATACCGAATTGTTTCAAATCTTGAACTTGTTCTCTAGTAACTGCTGCAGCAACTTGGAAAGTTTGTGCCTCAATTGACTTATTGAATAAGCTTAAGTTCATTACATTCTCTTGATTAGATTCACCTTCTAGTCTTGACATCGGTTCGTTAGTATCATAACGATTTGATGAGAATCCTTGAACGTGATCTTCTAGAGCTTTTACTAAAACTGGTAAACCAGCTAAAGTTACAATACCAGTACCACCACTTGCCCAAGTAAATGTTGTTCCTGCAGTTAAACCAGCAGCAACAGTTTGAGTAGCGTTAGCCATAGTATCAACTCTAATAATATCGAATGCATCGATTCTAGATTCACCAACGTACATACCAGTAATACCTGTAGAAGTAACAACTACTTCTCCAGCAGATGGTGCAGTTGTTATGGCCCCTCCTGCAGGATCTGGTGTAATAGTACCATTAGATTTGATTAATAGTGGCATGTCCGGAGAAGCACCTCTATTTTGTGGAACTGGAAGAGCTCCGGTTTGTCCGATTGAAGGAACAAGTCCTCCACCGTAAACGAAGTCTAAGTATGTCAACACACCCATCGGTCCGTTCATTGGTACTACAGGTACTAGATCTAAACCAACAGTCTGTGCAGCAACTTGCATAGCAAGCGGAAGAAGAGTGTAAGGTTTATCACCGGAACCAGTAGTTTGAGTACCAAATCCAGATTGCAATCCAGGATCACCTGGGAATCTAGTAGCACCCATACCATTAACAGAACCAACTGTTGCAAAAGCATTATTCTCATACAACTCGTGGTTATGACAGTATTTAGACATCCATTCTAATTTTCCTTTGTCCTCAATACCAGTAGTGGACTCGATAATTGGAGACCATTTTCCGTATATTTCGGATTCATTAATTAAATTCATGTTTGTCGAATTTTTTTTGTTTGGTTTGGTTATTTATTAAAGCGTCTTTTAAGTTCTTCCGTAACTGTGTCCATGTAAGCAGATGAAGTTTCGTAGTTAGAAGAATCATCAGATTCTTTTACTACTACTGTTTCGTTTATTTGCTCAGACGGATTATAAGCCCTTAGCTCACGGGTTGACCAGAAATGATCGATCTTGTACTGTGTATCAAGAGTTCTCACCGATGCTTGAGCAGTAATAGAAGATTTTTGTGATTCGTTTATAGAATCCCAAGAACTTTTATATTTGCTCGGCATATTTTTTAGCCAATCGATTTTTGCTTCAGGCTCAACAAATACTGATTCCCATATTGCAGATGCATCAGTTGAACCGAACCACTCATTATTCTCAAATGTTCTAATAACTTTCGCCTTAGTCTCATCATCAAATGATTTGTATTCAGTTCTCCTATCTTCATTTACAAAATGTAAGAAGTGAGTATTTGCAGAAGTTTCGTCCACCTTTTGCTTCTTAGCGGATTCAACCAACGCTGAAATTTTCTCGTTTAATTCATTTTTGAATGTATTAGTTTCTATAATTAATTCATCAGCAGTTTCTTTAACTGTTTCTGATTCATTAATTGTTTCTCCAACATTTTTGGATTTGAAATTTTCATTCATTGTTTTAGAAACATAATCTTGGTATTTACCTAGATTTTCTACATTATCTTTAACATACTCGGTATAATTAGCAACGGCATCAACACCTTCCATAACGTAATTAGAATATTCAATTACTTTATCTGTTTGTTCGTTTACATAATCTTGATATCCGAAACGAGTATTTACATTTTCAGATATATGTTTAGAGTACTCAATGTTTTGATCGGTTTTAAGACCTACATATTCTGCATAATCTTTTACCTTTCCTAAATTTTCTATAATATAATCATTATGTGAAATAAGGCTATCAACATTTTCTGATAGATTCTCTACATAATTTCCGATTTGATTTACTCGTTTTGCAATAGCTTCTGAGTATTTAACTAAATCTGTATTTGCGGAAGCTTCATTTACCTTTTCAACTTCAGATTTTAATGAGTCAAAATTCTCTTTAACGATTTTTGAATATTCGTTAAAATCTTCGACTGAAATAAAATTGCTGTTAGAATTAGACTCAGCTTCATTTATTGTTTCTTTTGGTGTAGTATTATCCATTGCTATTAATTCTTTTTGAATATCTGTATTAGTTTCTTCTATATATCCATTGATCTCGAAAATTCCTAGATTATCATCATCAACAAATCCATACTGTTCATTAACTCGGTTGAGTTCTGCGTTTTCAAAACCAGGATCTGCAACTAAATCGTATGTAAATAATTTTTTAATTTTAACGTGGCCATTTTCTTGAACCACACCAGCAGCTCTACTAGAAATGTGTATTGGAATGCCACCATCAACAAGTGCTTGAGCTTGTTTTCCTGCGGTAGTATCTAATAACCGGATTTTTCCTCTAACAACCTTGTTAGCTTTGTCATATGTTATTTCCTCAATAACATGAGATACATTTTGTAGAGAAATGTCAAATTGTTTTGGGTGATCTAATTCACCAAGAAGCTTACCGCTTTTGAGTTTTTCTTGAAGACCTTCAATATGAGGCATCAACTCTTTCTCATCGTATATACGATTGTTCTTATTTTTTTTACCTATCTCAGAAAATATTCCTTCTAATACATACTTGTCAGCGCCGGTTCCATTGGCTTCAAGTATACTAGTGGATCTTTCTAAGACTAATAATTTTGCGTCATTCATGCGGAAAGATTATTTTATCATTTTAATTATATATCTTCATCAATATATTGAAATTATTATTCTTCTTCTGATGCCATATCATCGAGTTTCTTTTGTTCACGTTCCTTGAGCGTTTGATTTGATTTTATATCAGCCTCACTTAAGTCCATGAATCGTCGAATTAACCATTCAGAAGAGAAATATTTGATTTCGTTACCTTCAGGATCGAAGTCTACAAGACCATCTTTCATTGCGGTTACAAAGTCTATTCGTTTTTGAAGAAGTTCCATTTCTTTCATTTCTTCAAATATATTGTATTTGTTAAATTTAACCCCAATCTGTGCTTTAAATGAATCATCATTCATTAAGTCAGGATAATCTAGAGTCATTTGGATCCATAGAGGTTTTACGATTATTTCTTGGAATGTTGATCTTAATCTATTTATAAATCTACCAAATTTGATTTCATCTCGAGTCATTCCTTCAGCATTGATTTCCCATGATGGTGGGTTTTCAACATCAAAACGATTCATTGGAATTTTAGATACTCGTCTAAGATTTTCTTTAAAGTAATTTAAAGAACTTGTATCAGAAAGATCAGGACCATCACCACCGATTGTTTCGATTTGTGGAGAACCTGCGTCACCTTCAGGTAACCAATACTCTTTATTGAAAGGCATCATCGGACGACCATTTGTTTTCAATTCACCGCTATCATAATCAAAATCTACTTGTTCTCGATAGTTTTGCATTAAAACACCAAGTGATTGTTTTGCTCTAGTTTTTGATTTACCACCAATTGGTATAATAAATTTAGTTTTGAATGATGAATTAACAACCGCCCATATAATTCTAGAATGTTCCATAATTCTAAGAAGGTTAAATGATCTTATAAGTCTTTCAACATAAGAAATTCTAGTTGGAGAATTCATATTTGCATATGATATGTAAATAATTTGAGAATCATAAAGAGATCTTGCTTTTGCAGGTATATCTTTAAATTGTTTCCAAACTCGTTTACCTTGATCGTCTAATCCAGGTTCTAATGTAATTGGATCTAGCTCTTTAAACCCTATTACATTTCGTTGTTCATTATCATATATTATCTCAAATGCGAGATATCCATCAACTAGCCATTTTCTAAAATATGACCATGCCGTTATATCATTATTAAAACCAAAATATTGGTAAATTCGTTTATAATTGATTGATATAGCTCCTCTGATTTCTTCGACCTTTTCTTCTGCTAAAAGATCATCATCAAAAAGTATAGGATCTGCGAAATAGTTTTTATCATCATATACAATAACTTCATCACAAAGAGTGTCTAATATTTCTTCAATTTCATCTTGTACTGCAAATCTTCGAAGTTCCTCTCGTTTCTTTGGATATGATTTATCAAATACTGATATAGATTTCTTTAATGCTATATCTGATAAAGCTAAGTTAGCAAATAATGCATAATCATCGTAATCTCCTCCAACTAAACCTCTTGGGTCATAAGTCCATCCGAACTGATCTTCAACAATACCGACTGCTTGTGAATTACGAAGAACCATATCATCGTATTTCATACCAAATGAACTTAATTGTTTAAGTGCATTTGAGGCAACGAAACCTCTTCCTGAAGTATCATTCCTTTCTACAAATCCTGCCATTTTTTATTTGTTTTTATTAGTTTATATATTCGTTTACTATTTTGACCTTGCTCGGACTAAATAATCTTGGTATAGTTTTATAAGTTGACTTTCATCAATTTGATCATAATCATCCCAATTAGCCATTACCATACGTATCCATTCTTCATAACAAACAACCGATAATTCGTACATTTGTCCCATATAATATTGTCGTAATGCAAAATCTAAACCCCATGCTTTTAAGTTCTTGGCTAAAAGATCATAAGTTATTGGTACTTGTTTTTGTTCATATGCTCGCCTCCATTTGTCACCAGCGGCAGATGATATAATATCTTGTTCGTAATATCTAAATATCTCACCAACCATCCAATATTTTACTTCTTTTGGTAAGAAATTTAAGTTTATACCAAGTTCTAAACCACTTGGACTTTTACCTAATGAAATTACTAATGGTGATCTATCCCAATATGCTAATCTATCCTTTGTTTTTGGATCATACCGAAATTTAAACATTTTTCCTTGGGTTAATTCTCCATCAGAAAATGTTTCTATATATGTGCTATCTTTATCATTTAAAGTTTCTTCATACCAATCCATAACATAAGCACTAGCCTGGTTAGCTCCGCCATATTTCTTTTCCCATAATTCTACATAGGCTTTAAAATCTCGATTTACTTGATCTAGTTCTGGTAAATCTGCAAATGCTTCACCTCTAATATTATCTCCCATTTACTTAATTGTTTTGAAAAAATCTTCGGTTATTATTTTGAACTCCCATCCTTTTTTATTACAGAATGCTTCAGCAAATTGAATTTTGCACATATTAGTAACATACATCTCGTATGCATATTTATAATTCTTAACAGACTTAACAGTCTTTCTTTTAGGTTTTTTAGGTTCTTTTAATTGAGCAGATGGCTTTATTTCGATTAGGTATTTTTTACCGCTAGACAGTTCTATAAAATAATCTGGAAAGTATTTATGTTCCTTTCCATCTAAACTATTTATATATGGGACTGTAACTGGTTCAGAAACCCATTTAACAACATCTAAAGTAGATTCACAGTACTTACAAAACTTATATTCCCACGATGATCTATAAATTATAGGACCCTTTCCTATGTATTTTTTGCATTCGTTTATTGGGAAATAACCTTGCTTAAACTTTGATTTCCTCTTTGGCTTATTGTTTTTTATATTCATTATATTGAATAGATGCCTGCACCTTCTTCACCACCACCATTAATTCTGATAGTACCGCTATATTTTTTTGGATGTAATTTGTTCCAACCTTTAGCATACCCCTTCTTTGCAATTTGAGTATAATATGCAAATGCATTTGTTGATTTTTCTGGATTGAATCGATCCCAATATTTGAATAAGTCCATCTGTGCGAAAGCAAGACAATCGCGTTTATCTTCAGGGTCTTTGTATTGTAATTTTCTTATTGCTCGTTCTGATAATAGAATAAGCATATCGATTGCATCTTTTGTTAGTTTTCCTTCTTCCTTCGATTTAATTATTTCAGGAACTAGGTTTTTATTTGTTACGTAGTGTACTGCCATGTCAAGTCCTATAAGTATATTAATAATTGGTTTAGTTATTATATGACGTAAATTTGATAAAGTTTCAAACTAAAAAAGGAGCCCAAAAAGGACTCCTTCCAAACGAGGGATAGTTTGATTATATTGTTACGTCTAGATATTTCTTCTGAACTTCAATTATTTCGTTTGTAGGTAAAATAATAGATATCATATCTTTTCCACCAGATTCAGTATATTGTCCTGCATTAACTTGGACTTTAGTTCCTGGACGAAATCCATTCGTTTTCATTTTTAATTCTCCTGGAACATAATCAGCATCACTAGCTTCATGTACTGTTACATTTTTAGATTTGAACATTTTATTTAATCTACCTTGTTGTGCTTCTAATGCATCGTTTAAAACTTTCTTAGCTTCTTTAATAGCATCCATATCATCCATATTTAACTCAGAAAGTTTATTGATCTCATCTTTGATGTAATCAATTCTTTCATAAATATCATGTTCTGCTTTTGCTTTATCTGCATTTATTTTAGCTTCACCTTCTAGTAAATCTTGTACACTATTAGTGATATCATAATCAACGAATTCTTGTACTAAATTAACAGCATCAGAAGCCGTTTCAGTTTTAATTAATGTATTTTCATTCATTGATGGATTGATCTTATTGATATAAAGATTATTTCCAGATTTCATGACGTTAACTTCAACACCTTCATAAACATTTGACTTAATCGTTTCAACGAAATCTAATTCATAAATACTATCGATTTTGTTTAATGCATGTTCTAATACTTTAATCGTATCATATTGGCCATATCTAAATTTTCCATTAGACATTAATTTTGCAGCTAATTGAGATTCTTTAACTAATTCACCATCTACATAAATTTCAGTACCTTTATCATCTTCATTAATAACTAAGTCAATATTGCAATTGTTTTCAGATAGTCTAAGACCTTCTGCAGTTGGAGTAAAGTTTTTTGCTAATTGAACAAGCTTAGCGAAACTTTCATCTATTTCATCTCGGTGTGCTAAACGAATTTCTTCGCTCTCATCCATTGCATAAACTCTATCAGAAACACAAAAAATAGTTTCACCATTTACATTTTCTAAAACTGGAGATACCGGTCTAGTACTAGTGAAACGGTTATCTGTTGTTTTATTTGTACCTGAAATGTTTTCGCTTAATGCAACTAATTCTTTAATTCCTGGTACCCATGAATGTTTTTTGAGTGTAGAAATAACAGCATTTTTTAGTTGAGATTCACTAAGATCTTTAATTTCTTCTAATGCATTTATTGCAGCGGAGAATGATTTTTGATCTTTTGATGTTCTAATAGCTTCTAATGTGTTTAGAACGGCAAATGATAATTCATTATCTTTTGCAAATTTATAAGCTTCATTGATAAACGATTCAACTGGAGCTAACCAATCGAATGCTTTCATTTCATTGCAAACATCTCGGAGAATATGATAATCAGATTTAAGTCCAATTTCTCTCATATATTTCTCTAAAATTAATCTACTAGAACCATTATTATCTGTTAATGATTCGTATAGAGATTCTAATCTAGTTCGCAAATCAAGAGTTTCTAATACTTTTGACATTTTTGTATAGTTTTTTTAGTTATTATTGTTTATATATCTTTGATTTTCTTTTGAATAATATATTCGTTGTTGATATCACCAGCTCCACCGTTAGAAAATGCTTTAGCTTCGTTCTTAATTGTTCCGATAACATTATAATTTTCGAACAAACCATCGTCAAGCATTCCATCAACTGCTTTTTTAACACCAGGCGATTCTTTATGATCCATATAATCGTCGAATATTATTAGGCCACCAGGATTAACTGTTGCTTCATAGTTTTTAAAGTCTCGCTCAACCATATGTTTTGCATGTGATCCATCTATAAAGAATACATCAGCACCACCTGCCTTTTCAATTGCAGCACAAGATTCTTTAATGATTTTAGGGTTATCTGATAGTCCAACAAATTTTTCTAAGGTTTGACCTTCGCTGATATATTTTGCTGTGTTATTATCGAACATTTTTTCTTGACCGGATTTAGCTTTGAATGGATCGATAGAAATATGAGATTTACCTTTTTTATTTTGAAGCATTAAGCACATAGATCCTCCACAAAAACTTCCAATTTCAGCAAATGTTTTATAGTCTTCTCCGAGCATTTCTGATAATGGATATGTTATATGAAAGTGATGGTGAAACGTATTTCCTTCCATATCTTCACTTATTGATTGAACCATTTCAGAAGATTTCTTATATGATGGATGTTTAAGAATATCAGATTCTGTAAACATTTTAGTAGAAGATTTACCTTCATTCAATCCCCATTGTTCTACATCAGGGAATTGTTTATCATGCATTTCATTAAGAAAGTCTTTAAATGATAGTAATTTCATATTTGTATATTATTTGTTAAATCTATATTTAAGACCTTCAGTTACTGCATCCATATACGCATTTGATGTTGATTCTTCTTGTGGCTCTTCTACTTGAATTTCATCACCAGTTTTTGTATCTGTAATATTTTCAGTATCTTCAACCTCTTCACCATCATCGTCGATTGTAACCTCTTTAGTTTCTTTAACTGATTCGTTTTTCATATCCGAATAAAATTCTTTGAACATCTTTTCAAGTCCATCAAATTTTGCTCCTTGATCTTTAACGAAATCTTTTGCTTTTGCAATAAAATCCTTTTCATCTTTGGCCTCTTTAGCAAGTAAATGAAGTTCACTCATTGCACCATCATTAACCATTCTAGTAAGATCTTCGTTAGTTGTTGATTCGTCTAGTAAAATTTTCTTTAATTTTGCAAGTTTCTTAGAATCCTTTTCTAGTTCTTTAGTTGCAGCTGCAATTTTGGAAGAAGCATCATCACCACCTTCAGTAGCATCTTCAGGAGATTCACCATCTTTTATTTTAGATTCTGGAGAATCTTCACCGTCTGGTGCTGAATCATCAGGTCCTTGAGTTTCATCCTCATCACCATCTGCAAGATCATCGATCATATCATCAATATCTTCTCCATCACCTTCTTCAACTTGTAAAGTTTTTTTGTTAAGTTTTTCATTAACACGTTTAGCATCTAAATAAAATTCATTATTCTCAAATGTACCAGTTCTTAAATACTTACTTAAATCTGTAAAGTAACCTAATTCCTCTGGTGTCAATTTAGATTTGATATATTTTGCAATTTCCGCCATTTCTTTTGTACGTAATTTAGAGGCTGCTCGATTTTTTGCATTTGAAGTTCCCATATACGGTGTTAATTCCGCATACATTTTTTTCAGAACATCATCATTTTCAAATTTCTTAACGATTGGTTCTAATATTGCTTTTTTATCAGCTAATTTATCAGCAGCTCTTTTAGCAGCTTTTTTAGCATCGGCCTTTTCGGCAGCATTTACTATTGCCTTTCCAGCAACGATTGCAGCAACCTGAGCACCGTTGACTAATGCAATAACACCGACAACACCTAATACAATTCCACCAGCTATTGTTAAAACACCAACGGCTTCATCAATATTTTCATCATCATTAACCACATCACTACCTTGTAGTCCTAAAAGAAATGCAGCAGTAGCATCTTCAAATGTTTTCTTTTTTGCTTCATTAACTGATTCTCTAATTCCAAACTTAGCTAGAATTCGAATAGCAGGAACCGCATTATCTTGATCACCATCACCCATGATTACTAATTTACCATTAAGTGTTCCAAATTCGATCTTATTTATCGTTAGCTCCTTATATAACTTTTTATTTACCGGGTCTTTTATTTCGAATTCCCAATCATAATTATTTCCTTTATCTAGTTTTTTAACTTCGAAACCTTCATTAACTTCATCGTCTTCGTTAATATCTTTTAGAAACTTAGTTGCATTTTCTTCAAATGTAAGTTTTGCTTTTTTAGCTTCATAAACTGCAGCTCCATCAGGATCATAAGAAAATACCGCAGTACCACCTCTTCCATCTAATGCGATTGCATCTTCATTTGGATCTAATTCTTCAGCAGCACCAGAATCATCATATTCCGCTAGATCTTTAACTTTACCTATTGCAATAACATTCCAAGTATCACCATTGTAATCAGTAGCTTTATCACCGATTTTAACTTTCTTAAAAGGTTTGATTTTTTTACCTTCATTAATTGATTCTTCAGATTCATTTAGGAAGTAATAAACTTCAATCCCATAATCATCAACTCTTAATACGTTTAATTTTTTACTGTAAGTTATATTACCAGCAACTTCAGCAGATAATTTAGGAAGTTTCTTATGAACCATTTCCCAATCCGATCCTTTTTTGTATTTTTCATACTCATCACCAGATTCACTATCAGTTGCTTTAACATCTTTTATATTTTTAACTTTAAAGAATTTAGCAATTTCCTTTTTAACCGCAGTAGGAAAACTTGATTCTTCAGCATTGTACACATCTTCATTAACTGATTCGTTAACTTTCTTTTCTATGGTTATAGTTTCTGCCATTTCTTGCATAACTTTATCTATTCTCCAAGGAACAACACCGATAGATGTTAAATAAGTTCGTATAATAGATTCATTCTTTCCTTCACCAACAAGTTTCTGTACTAGCGGTTTTAAAGAACCTGGTCCATAAAAGTTATATTCGCCTTTAGTAACGAGATTTTCATTTACAAAATCTTCAAAGCTTTTTAATTTACTCATGTTTATGTAGTTATTTTATTTATATATTTATCTTCATTCATTTTGTGGTTTATCGGGATCTGGTGGAGGTAATGGATTACTGTATCCTGATGGATCGATAGGCCATGCTGCATCTTGTGCTCCTCTAGATCCAACCCATAGGCCACTGGCATTAGGATTGAATGGATCAGTAACCGGAGTGAACCCGCCAGTTTGTGCAATATTTGTAGAGCTGCGGAATGCCTCCATAACCGTTCCAGCAAACATTTCAGTGTTATTGGGCCCTGAAAAACCGTTATCTTCATTTTTAAATATAGGCATAAATGTCTGTACCTCGATAGTATAATTTATTTTCCATTCCTTTTTATCACCAAACGAAAATTCAATCGGTCTTTCTTTTGCAAAATCTTCAGGTAATTGAGCAACTGCTGGAATTCTAGTACCATCAATATCTATTTGGAAAACATTATTCTTATAAAATATCTCTATGGTTCTTTGAATTCCTTTAAATACATCTAAACTAGAATCAACATATAAATCAACCGTAAAACTTAATTTCAGTGGTACCATAAATACCTCAGAATTAAATGTTTGCAAAGTGCCATCATCTTGAACTCTTTGATAAAATGCTCTTACAAATTTATTTGTTAATGATCCAGCATCGATTGAGATACCATCTAATTGTAAAATTGCTCTAGGTAATTGATTGTATACCGATTCTGCACTAGTTGAATTAGTTCCACCAGCCGAGACGGTATTCATAAACATATCCATCAAAAATCTTTCATCTCCAGTTGTACTGAAGTAAAATGGAACTTGTACTTTTTGTTTTTCGGTTGGACTTATTTGTTGGTACCACCACATCCTATTGTTAAGGGTAGCTAGCACACCAACAATTATATTACGTAAAACAACGTCATCTTTATTAAATTCTAAATCGTAGAGTTGGGACATCTATAAAGTCTTATTTGTTTATATATCCTTTAAACAATTGACTCTAATGAAAGTTTAGAAAAGCCACCTTCTTTATATGCTTCGGCTTTGATATCGAAGAGATTGACTGGTAATTCGGAATGATTAATAACCCATGTATTCAGGCCAGTTTCTTGTACAGTTTCTTTAAGGATTCCTATAATTTCATGAATACCTGCTCCATCGATTGATGAGAATATTTCATCTAAAAATAGCATATTAACGCTTGGATATCGGACCTTAAGAAGTTTTATCATTGCAATAATAATTATAAAGTCTGATTTCTTTCTTTCTCCAGTACTCATAGTATTTGGATTGATTTCTTCACCTAATGAAGTTATTTTGCAATTGAATTTTTCATCAAATTTAATTCGATGAGGTATATGCATTTGCTTTACCATTGAATCAATAGAAGCATTTAGTGGAGGTAGGATAGTTTTTAATGCAAGGTTTTTAACTCCATCTTCTCCAAGTATATTTTCAACAACTTCTAAAAATTTCTCATTAATTTCTCTTTTATATTTTAAATCATTTTTAGATTTAGTTGTTTCTGTATTTTCATTTATAAGTTGTTTAAGATATTGAAAGTCTTTATTTTCAGATTTGGATATAGTACTGTTTAATTCAAATTCATATTGTCCGATAAGGGTTTCTAATCGAGTTATTGAATCTTTAGAATCTTTCACAAATTTAGTACATTTAGATAAATTATCCGTTGCAGTAGTTAGCTCCTCGCGTATAGTAATTAAATCTGTCTTTTTTTCTTTAGCTTGTTTATTGAAACTCTTTCTAGTATGATCGTAATCAGGTCCATGAAAATCATTTCCACATGTTGGACATTTATCACGTTCAAACAAATCAATGGATTTCTTAATAAAGGATAAATCGTTGATTAAAGTTGATTCATCTCGTGATTTCTCTTGAACTATCTTTTCTAATACAATATATTTATTATTGAGTTTTTTCAATATTTTAAGTGTATTGGCATGTTTATCTGTGACTTTCACTAATTTATCTTCGTATTCTCCGATCAATTTAGTTTGATCAACTCGATTTTCTTTCTTTAATAATTCAATTTTTTGATTGATTGATGTTATTGATTCATCTAATATATTAAGTTCATCATAAAGAGTTTGTATATCTTGTTTGGCATCTCTACGCTTTTCTCGTATACTTTCCCTCATATGATTGATGATAGTGAATCCAAATAATCGATCGACAATATTTCGTTTGTCACCACTTGACATTGTTAAAAACGATTTGAAATCATTAACTGAAAGGATAATGATGTTCTTAAAAACTTGATATGGAATATCTAATATTTCAGTCTCTAAATAATCTTGTACGTTTTTGTTTCCGGCTTGATCGTATATAGTTCCATTTATAAACAATTCAAAATAATTTGGCATTATTCCACGTCGGATAGTTATTTCTTTACCTTTAGCTGAAAGTTGTATTGTAACTTCCATACCTCTATTAATTCGATTAGCTAAATCACCCAATCGTTTACCTTCAACTTTACCATATAGTCCATAAGTAATAGCTTCAGCAATAGAGCTTTTTCCGGATCCATTCTGACCAACAAGTAAATATAATTGGCCTTCTTTAGTGAAGTCTATTTTTTGTATAACGTTACCATATCCGTTAAAGTTCTTCCATTCAATGTTTCTTATTTTCATTTTGATGCTGTTTTATATACGTCTTTTAATAATGACAAAACTTCGGTTTTCATACCTTCATCTATAGACATTCCATCTACGTATTTCTCGCAAAGGTTATACGTATCTAAGGTTTTGTCATAATCAATATCGTAATCATGTTGATGATCAGATTCGTCAATTTCAAAAGGTATCACATCTAATCTTTTAGATACCTTGCTTATTTCATCTATTAATGGAGTCACTTGATATTTCATTAAATAATCATTTGGTACATATATGTCTACGAAGTTATTTGTAGCAACTTTAATTAATTCATCTAATGTTGACTCCAATGCTTTATTAATATAGATCTTTACGAATTTTGGAGAATATGTGTTTTCGTAAAACGTTTCTTCACCAGATTCAAAATCTAAACACCAAAATCCTTTTGTATTTTGTGCATCACTTCTAGTCATTTGATATGGATTGCCTACATATAAAATATTCTTATATTCTTGAGTGGTATGTATATGTCCAGTATAAACCCTAGTAAAATCTTTACAATGATCTGAACTAACTCCATCTCCAGCATGTCTATATTTATCGAATCTTGCACCTTGGATTGTAGTATGACAAAATAAATAAGATGCAGGACTGCCTGCAATACAAGCTTCTTCATCGGCTGGAGATTTCCTCCAAGGCATTAAAAGCAATTCAGTTCCATTCTTAGTAGATAATGTAACCGGTTCTTTATATATGTTTACATTTGGTATATACTTGATGGTATCTAACGATGTTATATCATTTGTGTTTTTTCTCATGATATCATGATTTCCTGCAATAACATATATTCCATCTACAAAAATTTTACCCAACTCTTCAAAAAGCTGCATTGTTTGATGAAGAACCAACAAATTAACACTTTGTCGATTATCATACACATCTCCACAATGTATTAGAATATCACCTGGCCGATAATTTTTTTTGACTATTGGTATAAAGTAGTCATTAAAATATCCGATCATTCGATCAAGCCATTCTACGCTATTATTTCTAGCACCAAAATGAGTATCTGATATTATCCAAACTCTTTTTGCTGGGGTTTTGTGTGATTTATCTTCTGTCATACTTAAAATAATGGTCCTCCAGTTTTCTCTCGTAAATTACCATCACTGCGTAATTCATCGATAAGTTCTTTTTTAAATGTATTTGAAAGTGAATCATAAAATTTATTTGAATTCACATCAAAATAATCTTGTACAATTGAAAATATTTGAACTCTAGGAAAGTCTGGTAATTTAGCTAAAACATATGAGTATACCTCGTTGATTTGCATTTTATTTAATTTTTTGTATTGGCCTTCAGAATCCGGTTTGTTATATTTTATGAATTTACTTTTTTCTAATACTGTTAGAACCACATCATAAGACATATCATATTCTAACGAATCCATAAAATCTTTACCTTGATTGTATTGAGATGATAATGTAAAATTAGTATCCGGTCCTTGATACGCAGTTTGTTCATATTTATTATCAAATATTTTATCCTGTGGTAAATTAGTTGTTTCATCTAATTCATCTTTTATAGGCTCATCTTTTGGTTTTTTATCTGGGAACATATTTTTAATTTAGGTTAGTGAATGAACGATTTCATCCGTTTCGTGGAGTCGCATATAATCGTATGCTATATTGTATTTACATTTGGTATTTTTACCAGTACCTTTTCTTACTTTAAGAATTTTTAGCCAGTATTCATTATCTAAATGCATTGAACTATCTTGTATAATACCGTACATAAAATCAGCAGTGTGGCCGAGTCCAGCTGATTCTGCGATATTTCCCATGTTAATTTCTGATGCATCATAACCACTACGATTAATTTGAGTTGCCGTTATAATTATCCATGCATTTCGACTAGCCATAGCTCTAAGATCTTCTGCTATTTGTTTAATCTTCATATATGTATTTTCAGTATTAGGATTTCGTTGATTTGCTAATATGTTTATGTAATCTACAATAACAACTTTTAATTTAATTCCTTTGGATTCTTCTAAGGTTCGTAAATATGCTTCAAGATCATTTACAGTTGCTTGAGACGTTGGATAGTCTTTTACATAAAGATTTCCAGGTGGAATTATAGATCCACTAAGAGAAGCGAGTTTCTTTTTTACTTTTGATTCATCTTTTGAAAACGTGATATATTTAGACATTGGGATGTTAAGCATATTAGCACCGATTCTTTGAACAACATCGCCTTCTGCCATTTCTGCACTAATGAATGCAACATCATAACCATCTTTGATATAATTGACTGCATCATTAGCTAACCATATAGATTTTCCTATATTTTGTTCACCTGCATAACATATTAAATTTCCTACTGAATAACCACCATCAGTTCGTTGGTCTATCCATCGATGATTAGATGGTATTTTATTTTCACTTGCAATCTTATGTGAAGATGCATCGAAAAAGTTAAGACCTAAAGATTCATCAAATACAATTGAATTACGTTCAACAAAAAGTTGTTTAACTTTAGAAACCACTTCATTTATATTTTGTGGTGTAACTTTGACGGTTTTCATATACTCTAAACCATCGATAAAAGTCTTATCTAAATTCTTCCATAATATCCAAGCTTCTGTAGTTTCTTGAACCCATTCATCGTCATATGATTTTAGATTCTGACTGAATACTAAATCTATTAGTGATTCAGATAATCTATCTTTAAATTTATCTTGTTTGGTTAAAAGCTTTAATTGCTCTCTTGATGGGGATTCGTTGAATCTGGTATAAAAGGCTTCTGATACCTCAAACATTAACCCTAATTCATCGTTTTCAAAAAAGTGAGTCTTAATAGACTTAAAATATTTAGGTTTTTCTAATGTATGTAAATAGAATACCTTTTCAAATTCAACAATATCTAACATTTTATCTTTTATTTATTTTATGATAGATTGTGTGTTTAGTTTCTTTTATAATTTCAACATCACCGCATTCAATCATTTCTGATAAAATATCATATGCTTTTTTAGGTAGGTTCTTTTCTTTAATGAGATTATTTGTAAATATAGTATCAGATTCCATAGGTAATCCTCGATTATCATGTATAAATGCCTTTCCTCCTTCTAAATGATACCATTCGTCTGCCATTGCAAATATATCCTCTTTAGTTGGATAATCTGGTTCATCTCGATATGTGCCGATGATGTATTTTATTTTAAGATTGTTCCTCTTCATCTATTTCCATTATTGTTTCTAATTCATCTACTAGATTTTCATTATTGACACCATAATTAAATGCCGGTTTAATAACCTTTTCATCTAATTCTCTCAATATATTTTCAGGGAATGTTGTTTTTGTAAATAATTCAGCAACATTTACCGAATCATCTAAATGTTTAACCACCCATTTCATAGCTTTTGGATTAGCCATAAATGCTAATTTTCTTCCATCCGCTGCAGTCCAAACCGTTTTTCTAATTTTGTTTTTTGCTTGTTCTGAAATTTTTTGTTTATCTATTGCAGCTTCCGTTATTATATTTCCTTTTGCGATTCCACAAGATTCCCATGTTATATAATCATGAAGTCCCATAAATTCATTCATTCCTTTATCAAAATGTATAATGACTTTAACTGGAGTTGGTTTAGCAAAACGATTTTTGTTCGGAGTCGCTGTCATGATAATTCCAGATTTAACTGCATTTTCTTTTAGTTGGGCCTTTCTTAAAAACAAAATTATAGATGCAAAATACTCAGGACCGGTTCCACCACCAGCAGTAACGATTGGTATAAATGATTGACCGGAATATGTATGATTTGTAAATATAAACGGAATCTTACATTCCGCTAATTGAGTTCCTAGTATTCTGAATAACGATTTGATGGTTTTTGCTCTAGTCATATCGGCCTTTTCACTGCCTGATAATGCATCATCGATTTCTTTTTGTGAAGCAAGGTTCCCTAGAGAATCTAAGCTTACTAATATTTTTGGAACTTCGAGACCTTTACGTTTTTGGTCACTTATTATTTTAGTTAAGTTTGTTATTGATGTTCTAAATTCTTGAACCGTATTACACGGTTCGTATCTAAGTTTTTTTGGATCTATACCAAATCGTTTTATTAATTCTGTATCAACCGCGGTTTCTGAATCATAAAATATAATTTGATATCCCATTTCAGTAGCCTTTTTAATTGCATTTAATAACACAAATGTTTTTCCAGTACCAGATGGACCAGCAAAACATACAGAACGATTGTTTGGAATTCCTCCAAATAATGATCCTGATATACATGCATTTAGTAAATAATTTCCGGTACCGATATATTCATCGATTTTAGAGAAAACACTTTTGTCCATAACTTCCCCGTGTAGAGATGTTTTTGATAATGATGCATTTAAATCATCAAATGTAAATTCTTTTTCTTTTGCCATTTTATTTTTTATTTTTAAGTTCACAATCACAAATTGCGTTGCCTCTATTACACCAACATCCTTTGCTATAAACATACTCGATATTTTCTTCAGTTATGTATCCAGAATCTGTTATAAGTTCTTGTTTGGTTACACAAACTGTCTCGAATTTTATTGAGAAGTCTTCAAATTCTTCTAATGCGAGAACCTTCAATTGAATAAAATCTTTTACAGATTCTGTTCCATTAGTTTGTATTATGATTAATTTCTTTTCTTCGTCTATTGTATATTTCATGTCTTTATATTTTTTAGAATAACGATAATGTATACGCTAAGCTTCGGTTTAATCTTGGCATTCCGGATGGAATAACAATTCTATTTAATGGTTCGAGTATAAACATTTCAAATTGTCGTTCAATATCTATTTTTGGTGCTAATTGATATGGATATTCTCCTGGCAAATAACCAAATACATCACAAAATTGATCATCTGCATAATACCAACGAATTTTATCGCTTGTTTTTACAAGGTCAAAATTATTTTTTTGTGGTGAATTATTGACTAAATAGTTATGATACGCACCAGCTCGAACATGTATTGGACATCCTTTAGCGAGTTCAAATTCGTTTGTATCATTTAATACAAATTTATTGTAATCTCCGATTCTTCGATTAGATGATATTTGTTCTATATCGGCTAATTTGAATTGAGTCTTAATATCTTTAAGTACTTGAGTTAATTCAGCAACAACATCGTTATCTAATCTATCTTTTGAAAATAGAAATTTTACGATATCAGTTAGTTTATCTCGACAGAAAGCCGGGGTTGATGATTGTATAATTTCTAAACCTTTAGTCGATATGTATGTAAGAGGATCATAAGTTTTACCATCCTTCCAAACAATATTTTGAACATATTTCTTTTTTGAAACCCATATTGCATTATTTGCTATCGTCTCAAGTTCAAAATCTAAGAAGTTTTCAGAATTATAAGAATTTGCATAATCAGAAAGTACTTTTTTAATATAGTCTGCTAATCGATGTTTGTTAATTTGTAAAATGAAGTCTGTTATTTCGCCATCCCATTTACAAGATTCCATAACCTCTTCGAATACGATATATCCTGAATCCGTATCTGTATATTTCCATACATGTCGTTTGAGCGGCTTAACCTCACTTAATCCCATTGTTTTATGAAGTGCAAAATCTTTATGCCAAAATTCTTTGAAGTATTTTTCAACACAACGTTCAGTATATTTTATTGCATCTTGGCCTTGAAGAGTTACTGTTTCAGCGATTACTGTGCTTCTAAAATGGAACCAGTCATTTGCAAATGCTCCATAAATAGAATTAATGCACAACTTTATAGCTTCTTGTAAGTTGAAACATCTAAGGCTTTCCTTTTCTAGACTCTGTATTTTAAGTTCTTTTTCAGTCATACTAAGCTTTGATTGCTAAATTTAATGCAATTTTAGTGCTTGAGTCAACTGAATCCATTACGAGTTTATTTTGACATACTGAAATTTCATATGATTCTTTATCAATTCTAGAAAAGAATGATTTGAAAAGGTTAATTTCTGGATGGTCTGATTCGCTAGAATCATCTACAACAATATCATATGTATCACCAGCAATATGAACACCTTTATTATCTGAATATATCTTGAACAATTCATTTTTATCTAATGTTATTAGATTATTTAGTTTTGTTAGTAATTCATTTGAAAGGTGGAAGTTAAAAACTTCACCATCGGTTCCGAATGCTGCATCTATTTGAACGTCAGACATTGTGGTAAACCCTAAAGAAACATCCGCACAATGCAAAGTTATTTGTAATGATTGGTCATTAATAACCATTTTCTCTGCAAAAAACTCTCCGGCATCTTCATAATAATGTAGTTCTCCACATAATTGGTGAGGATCAAAATACTTTAAGCAATCTATTAATTTCTGACCACCAAAAAATGATATTTTAATGTTAGGAATTTCCTTTTCATCGAATTCAAATACGGAGTCTGTTGGTATCTGAGTAACTTTCGCAACATCTTTAGATGGAATGAACGAGTTAGAATATAATCGATCTCCAGATAAGTTTAAATAAATAGCTGAATCCATTAACAGCAATTTCTTAACCATAGTTGATAATGGTCCTGGATGAATTTTTGAAATAGTTAAATGCATATGTTTTTATTTATTATATGCATTTATTCGAAAGAAGTTTCAAAAGTTATTCACTCTGAATTTTCAACGATGCTTTATGGATTGACTCATACATTGATTCAACCAATTCTTCAGTTAAGCCATGTTCTTTACCTTGTGCTATTCGACTTGTAAGGATTTGATTCCATCGATTCATCTGTAAAGGTAAGATGTTGTTATCTGATTTGTATGTTCCAATTTGTTTAGCAACTTGCATTCTTTCTGAAAGTGTACTTATCAATAATGAATCTAACTCATCGACTTTTCTTCTGTAGGGTGCAAGACCATCATCTTCAACTTCATGTTTTCCAAATTTTAATCCATCAACAAGGAATCTATATTGAGTTGGTGTTATTTGTTGTTCAGCATCAGTTATTGCATCTTCTGGATTTGAATGAACCTCAACCATCATACCATCAGCACCGAAATTTATTCCGCGTTGCGTGACGTGTTGAATTAACATTGGATTTCCAGCAATATGTGAAGGATCAATTAACATAGGAATGTTAGGCATCTTTCTTTTGAATGCAACTGGAACGTGCCATCCAGGCATATTTCTATATTTTGTTTTTTCGAATGTTGAGAAACCTCTGTGAATTGCACCGATGTTTTTAACGCCTTTTGCCTGTAACCTTTCAATTGCACCAATCCAAAGTGATAAGTCAGGATTCATTGGGTTCTTTACATAAATTGGAATGTCAGTACCTTCAAGTTCTTCAGCTATAGCTTGCATACTAAATGGATTTCCACTTGTTCTAGCACCAATCCATAACATATCAACTCCATGTCCAATAGCTAATTTTATATGAGCTGGTTCTGCAACTTCACAACAGATTTTGAATCCGAATTTTTCTTTGACATCTTGAAGCCATTTTAAAGCATCTTCACCATGTCCTTCGAATGCACCTGGATTAGTTCTCGGTTTCCATACTCCTGCTCGGAAATAATCTATTTTGATATTTTGTTTCGATAACCCAAGAGCAACTTTCATAAGTTGCTCTTTAGATTCAGCTGAACAAGGTCCAGCAATATGTGTGAATTCTGTCATTACGCTTTAGGTTTTAAGTAAGATTCTAATCTGTTTTCTAAGAATGCGTATTCAAAGTCAAGATCTTTCATTTCAGGATTTTCATATTCTTTAATAAAGTCAGTTCCATATCCAGCGATATCAATATCATATTTAGGATCCATGAAACTTGTTTTACCTTTTGCAACTCTAGCGATGTTTTTAACATCAGCCCATAGTTCAAGTAAATTACCTTCGAACTTTTGAGATAAGTAAGTTTCAACAATCCATAAGATGTAAGGTGTTGGATGTGTTCTTCCTGTTACTTTGAATTTTTTGATTCCATGAACTTCATTATAGTAAGCCATAGATTGTGGAGCAATAAATCTTGAACGAGTCCATTCAACAGGATTTCCAATGTTTCTTATTTGTGTACAGATACCCATTGGATATCTTTTGAATTTAGAAGCATCTTTATCAGTTTTACATTGAGCATGTTCGTTGTAACATTGAACTCGATCAGCACAATCAGTAATACAATATTCATTAGCAAGTAATTCAGTTTCGATTCCTAATGCATCGCCTTCTTTTTTCAAAAGAGCTAAGGATTCGAAGTTACGATTTAATGCAACATCCAAACAAACTTTATTGATGTTTGGGTTTCTTCGTTTTAATTCTCTTAATTGATAAGGAGTATTTGCACGATAAATTGTAGAGATCTCAACTGGAATATCAGAATATTCAGCAATTATTTCCATTGACAAAGGATGTGCTACTGTTAATCTTCCAATTCCAATTCGTTTAAGATATGCTAGAGTTTCTTTGACATGTTCAATATCAATTTTAGCTTTATCAACGATTGGAGTATTGTCTGTGTAGTTAACGAGAATTCCTGCTTCATTGTAATCTTTTACTGATTGTTCGAAAGATTCTAGTGAAACATCTGGAACTCTAAAGTCAGGACGAGCAGATCCAAAGATTTTGATTTTTCTGATAGAGCCGTATACTTCATGTACTTGGACTTCAGAATATTTTTCGTTCAATTCCTTAAATTTTGAAGGAAGAACTGGATCATAGTTTGATCCGACCATTAGTTCGATCATAGATATTATTTTAAGTGTTAAAGAGTTATTTTAAAAACTTATAATGATTATATGCATTTATTCGAAAGAAGTTTCAAAGTTTTAATTGATTTCGCATGCTCCTCCAGCACAAGCCAATTCTCCAGAAAGATTAGTATTATCATCGATTTCTACTATATCTTCAAGATCAACTTGCTTTAATGATTCCAACATATGTTCATAAACATCCTTAGTAATATCTTCAAACGGTGTTTGTTTATATTCAGCACCATCATATGGTAGAACTGATAAACCGTTATAATATTCTCGGTTATTCCACATCCATTCTCCAATTTCTGGCCATTCTTCCCATTTTAATGAAATTGTTGCAGAGACATTATGTGTATTAGAACCTTTTCTATGTCCAGATTTTACCCATTCTTTTGATATCTTTTTAACTCGTTCTAATAAGTCTATTGGCTTTTCTGTTCTAAGAATAGAACCTGCAGGTGCTTTTTGTGGAACTTCTATTACCGCGGTATCCAATGGTCTATAATAATCATCTTCTACTAATGTCGGATGTTGATTTGCAAGGTAATGATATATTGATTCATTTTTACCAACACGCAGTCGTCTAATATAATAATCGTTATGCCATGCATGTATTCCAGAAGATGTTCCTAAAGTTAAAGATGTTGTTCCGGCCGGTTTCACGGTTGTGCACCTTGCTGCGGAATTAATTCCAATAAGTTTAGCCACTCTAGCATTTTCTCTTTTTACTTTATCTGCAGCTTGTTTAAGATCATATTTTAAAACAACCCCACTACCAATACCGGTCATAGATACACCTATTAATGCTTCCCTTTCTGTGGTATCGTTCCATATTTCTCGAAGATAATGAAAGTCAGTATAACCTGCTTGAAGCGTTCCTATAAATGCGGCTGCTTTTACTCGTTCATTTAAATCTTCCTGCGATTCAATATCACTTGCATTAACTTCGCAAAGATTGCAAAATTGATAAGGTCTTAGAGCGATTTCACAGCATGGGTTGGTTCCCCAATCTTTGTCGTTATTGAAATAAATTCCAGGCTCACCGGATCCGCTATATTGTACACGTTCCCATAATTCCATAAAGAATTCTTTTGTGATTTTATGTCTCATTAAACATGCAGAATTGTTTGCTCTTGCTCGTTGGCCGTTTAATTCCCACCAGTCACCAGCTTTACATTGGATCATTTGTAAATCATCCGCGCTAAATAAACTAATAAGTGCAGCCCTTCGAATTCCACCAGCTAAAACCGCATCAGCAATATGACAAACAATATCGTGAGTTTCGATTGTTGTAAGTTGATCTCCATCAATTTTAGATTCAAGTAATCCTTTAATTTTAACTAAACATTCTTTTAACGGTTGTGGGCCAGGAGCTTTGCCGCCTGAAGTTACAAGTTGTGCACCTTTAGGTCTAATATCTGAATAATCAAAACTAATTCTAGATGATCGTCTATCACCTAAATATGATTTCATTAAAACTTTTATTGCATCAGCCCATCCTTCAATAGAATCGCCGATTAAAAACCTCCGTTGTCTTTTAGAATATGGTTTGTTTATTTGTGGTAATTTTATTACATGATGTTTCTGAACAGAATATCCAACACCAGTTCCACCTAATAATAAGAACATTGTCTCGCTAAACGAATCAACACTATCTATTGGTAGATAAGCACAGTTATAAACTCGATTCGGTGATATTTCAATAGGTTTGCCACCGAATTGAAGACTTCTCATTGATGGCAAAACTTTTTTATCATATACAAATTTATAGTTCTCTTCTATCTGTTCAGTTAAATCCGGATACCGCTTTATATGCATTTTTTTATTTCTAGTAACTAATTCTTCCCACGTTTCACGTCGATTAAGTTCTGTCAAATATTTTGCATATTTCATATGTACCGTGATGTCTGATAAAATCTGATTAGATATCTCCATAGTCTATAATTCTTTTTTTAATTTTTGGATCTCAATTTCAAGATCTAAATGTTTGCGTTTATGTTTTTTCCGTTCTGTATATAATTCTGTTAAGATTGATTTCATAGCACTTGGTTTTTTATCAAATACTGCTCCAGTAACTGCTACTATTTTAGTTGGGTCTTTTCTATATATTTCTAATTTTTCTTGGCTATGTTCTTTCTTTATGAAGGATTCAGGAGATATATTTATTTGTCTCATTATTGATGGGTATAGAGAAGCAAAATCAAAACACGCAGCGCCTTTAAAGAATCCAGTTTCTGGTTCTTTAACATATGCACCTTCATATCCTTGTCTTTCTCCAGGTCTAATAAATTCATCGGCTACGACACAATCTCTTTCATAATATTTTTTCCAAAGAAATGCTTCAGTAATATTAACTGCAGATGTACATTTGTACATTGATATGTTGCACAATACTGATACTGATAACACCGCATTTATTGTTGCAATTTTTTCATGGATTTCTGTTACCAACGCTGAATCAATCGCATTATAGAACACGTATTTGTCATAATCATTCTCGTAGAGTTCCTGTAAGGTACCATTGTATTTAATCTTATTAATACCTAATACTTGTTTTGCAACGAAATCTAGTGTATTATTTTCTTTAACTGCAACAGTTCTATCAAATTGTCGATAAATTTGGAGATAGTCCATCATTGCAATATGTAATGGAATCATATCTCGATTAACTTTATTTGATACACTGGCTTTTGCACAATCAATACCAAGTTTTCTACATCGATTATAAATGTATTTCCAGTCAAATCCTATGAAATTCCATCCAGTTACAAATGCCATGTGTGGTAGCATTTTAGTAATGAATGTGTATAGCATATTATATTCATCATCAAAGCAAACATATTTAAAATCCCAATCACCATAATCTTTCATATGGTTTCGAACATCATCAAATATTTTTTTTTGTTCTTCTGGTGATATTGGCTTCCATCCTAATACAGCAACTTGTTTATTTTGCATTGCAATTGACATACATGTGATTCGTTCTCTAGCAACCTCCGGGTTTGGAAAACCATCTATTACCTCAGTCTCAATATCAACCGAATATATTTTTGGAAAGTTTAATGCAGATAATTGTTCAATATCAGAATTGTTATGAATAAACTCATAGATAGACCATTTGTTTAAATACTTTGCTCGAACTTTTTTAACAGGCTTACCATCCCAATTTCTATATTTAGGATCTTTATCTTTATCTGTTTCCGAACATATCGCCCAATTCTTTACATCTTCAATTTTATAATCATTTACTTTTACATCACCATTTTCATCGAAGTATGATATTCTTAAATCATTAAATCTACTTTCTATATCTAATATCATATGTTTTTTGGTTTAAATATTTCATTAACATTACCACAATCTGCACAACGCATAACCGGTATAGGAATAATTTTATCTTTAACTGCACCGGTTAATAGTTTTGAAGCTTTTCTAATAATGTACGCTTCAACGAAATATTCAGATTCACACTCTTCATTTTCACATTTTACTTCGGTAGTTGTAGCAATATCTATTTTAGGCCCACCATTCATTGTATTTTTCATATATTTTATTTTTCTCCAGTACTTCCAAATCCACCATCACCTCTTTCAGTTTCTTCACCATTCCACATATCATCTTCATCTGTAGCTAATTCTACTACATCATAATTTATCGGCATTAATAAGCATTGAACTATTTTATCACCACCTTCGATGGTACACGGATGTGTTCCAACATTTGTTAGATGTATATGAACTTCGCCTTGATAGTCTTCGTCTATTACACATGCACCAACCTGTAAGTTCTTTTTTAATGCAATTCCGCTTTTGTTCATTGCAATTAAAACATTATTTTTAGGTACATTTATCTTAAGACCAGAAGGAATAAACACTGATACTTGTGGATCAATTTCGGTTAGAGGATAGTCATTTGGTATATAAAGATCTATACCGGCTGATTGGCTGGTACCTCTAGTAGGTGTCTTTACATCTTTAATTTTTAGGAATTTCATTGTACAATATAAGTTTAATTATTATATGTACAACTAGACTAGTAGTTTCAGTTTAGGTTATACTTTATTCTCCCAATGCTTCGATATCCCATTGAATTCTTTCTAATGGATCTTCATCATTTGTTCTGTTCTTCTTCACCCAATCAACAAGACCTCTTTCCATAGTAGCATTTTGTGCCATATCATATGAATGTTTCCATCCATCGCCGGAAGCCATATCTTCAATCCATTGATCATATTTCTTTTGATTCCATTTTACTGGCTTTATCTTCTTAGCATGGGGTCCATTACCTAAAGTTGATTTGATTGCATTGTAATGATTCGGGACAAATACATCCACTGCCCAATCTTCGTCTCTTTTATTACCATTCCAATACTTAATCTTCTTTCTGAATCTTTTTAATTCGTAATCAGCATTTTCAATCTTTTCTTTTCTAGTAATGCCACCTCGTTTATATCCAAATGATAACTTCATATCATCTAATATATCTGGATCTGTTTCGAAATGAAGGTCTTTAATATCAACATTATCATATTGGCCTTCATTAACTGATTCTTCATTAACATTAACTCCCTTTCTTTTAGCATACTTTTCAACATCTCTTAAAAGACCTAGTAGTTTATTTTTATCTAAATCTTCTTCATCGTTATTCAGTTCTTTTTGAAGATTATTCATTAAACTCTTCATGTATTTTTTTACACCGGAATCTAAATCACCCTTATCTATGTTGGTTTGTATAAGGTTAACAAGTTCTAAAACATCTTCCTTTTTTAGATTTTTAGCAGCTTGTTTATCCTTGAACTTCTTTTTATAGTGTCGAACTACGTCTCCCCAACTATCTCCAGGAAAGAACGCTCCTGGACTGACAATCATGCCGGGACCCATCACAGCAAATATTACACCTGCCATTAACCCAACTCCTCCAGCTAAAGCTAATAAAGGTTGCCACCATTCAAAACCTTCATTAACTGAGTCATGAGCTTGTATTGAAGTTTCGATTGCTTCTTTAGCCTTTTTAATATCACCATTAAAGTATGCTTTTGCTAATTGATACAAAACTATATCTGATGGTATTTTACCAGATTTTCCAATTTTAGAAATTTCATCATCACCTTTACCTTCATTAACTGATTCTGTTATAGAGTTACCAGTCTTTTTTACTTGATGTCCATCCATTGCATAGAATCGCATATCTTGGAAGTCAACTAAATATTGCTCATCCGATTCATAGCTTATTAATAGTCCTTTTTCACCTTTCTTAATAGTCATTTTAGTTCCAAAATAATCGAAGGTTTTTGTTGGTGCAATCCACTCAACCTCTTCGTATTTTTTACCTTCATTAACTGATTCTTTCAAATCTGTTAATTTTATTACACGTTTCTTACCATCGAAAGAAACAAAATAAGATTTATCATCTGCTGCCGTTAAGTGATATCCGAATGATTTACCCCATACCTCTTTTGCCTTTTTAAGATCTGAGCCATAAAAATATTTTTCAAGACCCGATGTACTTTTTATTGTTTTAGGAACTTTTACCTTGCCTTCATTTAAAGATTCTCCTACAAATGCATTGAACTTCAAAAAATTGTAAATATTTTTTGCTTGTTTTTCATTTTCCTCTTCATCATCAGTTAATTCGCTTGATGCTGCTAAATCACCAGAACCAGTTTCCTGAGTTGAAAATTCTGCTTGAGTTCCAGGATTTCCAGGCAATGAAACATTACCCATTCCATTAACACTTCCTGGAGTTGCCATTGCATTATTTTCTTCAATCGCATATCTCATAGCTTCTGCATATGCAATTGCTTCTTCAAGATGTTTATTTGATGATTCTTTTACCGCCATACCACCATTCTTTTTCATATATTTCTTAACGGTGGATCTCCATTTTGTATCAACATTTGTAACTGTAACTCGATTACCAACTTGATCGCCTATACCAATTGCAGAATTTTCAATATCTAAATCAAATTGACGTGCACTTTCTTCATCAGGGAATTCAAATATTACACTTAAACCTTCATCGACCGATTCATCAAACAATGTTTTTGCACGTGGAAATGTTAAAGATTTACCAAGTTCTCTATCATGATCCTTTTTCATCTCTAGATAATTCCAAGGAGATATCCAACCAGTTTCTTGCGCTAATTGAACTGCAAGATCAAAGGGTTTCATAGGCTTTGATAAAGTAACATTGAATCTAGGTGAAGAGTATCTACCTTCCATATCACCTTCCACTATTTTATATTTTCCTTTTGGGATAACTTTAATTCGTTCGAAAGGTTTTCCAATTCCAACTATACTTACCGTTTTATGATCTTTGTATCTTTTTTCTGCGTTCTTTTTTATTGGATCATCATATGCTGCTTCATCTACCGAATCTTCTAATTTATTTGGTAGCGTTTCTTCTGGAGTTTCTGCGTAATCTTTCAAATCGGCTTCTTTCTTTTTGGATAAATCTCTTATTTTCTGATCAACCGTGGATGCATCAACTTCACCTCGCTTAACTGCTAAGGCTAGTCCGAATAATTTCCGTTGAGCTTTTGATACTGCTGGCATGGTTATTTCATATTTTTTAAGTAATCTTTTGCTAATTGAGACAATACTGATAATGTAGCTTTCATATCATCCATATGGTCATATTCACCAGCTTTATATACTTGCTCTAAATAATCTTCCATATCTTCCATTACCGTATCGGAATTCTTCCAAGTTTTTTGGATATTAGATTTACCTTCATTAATCTCAGATTCATCCATTGCAATTGATTCAGATAAAGATGGTATATTTCTATATTTTGATTCATTAACTTCAGCCGGTAAAGAATCTCGTTTGTTTATCATTTCAAATACTCTTTGGCCATATTTTGAAAGACTATAATATGTAGTTCCTTTCTTTTCAAATGTTGTGAAAAACTTTTGATTTCTTTTAAACCATTTCGCTTTATTAACTTTTGCACCTCCACGGTCCTCTTCAAGTCTAATTAAATGATTATGTAAATCTTCTTCAGTTACATAATTTTTTCCAACGTATTTAATAATAGTATCTCTAACATTTGCACCGTTTTCATTTATACGTATTCTATTATAATCACCGTACTTTCTTTTTACTTGGTGACGTCCTTCATTAAGTTCTTCCATTTTGGTTTGTTTATTTTAATTATATATCTTACTGACTGTGACTTAATTCATTTTTTAATTGGTCATAAAATTTATGTTCAGCAGTTGGTGTTAATTTTTTAAATTCTTTTTCATTATCAGCGATCAAAGCATCTCTTACTTGAGTTGCACTTATGTTATTAGAATTTCTTTTAATTTCTGATGTTTGAAATTCTGGTAATACATTAGCTTCCTTACCATACAACTTAATCATACGATTATAATCTGATATTCTATCACTTCCAGTGCCCCATAGTACAGGTTCATATTCTGGGCGTAATGCATTTAAAATTTGATCTAAAAACCCAGTTTGAGATTCCTTAACGGCATCAATAAATTTATATTGTTTTGCTATATCCATCCAAATTTTTAAAATAGTCTCATTTTCAAATGGTGTTTTTTTACCACTTTTAGATCTAACTTGGATAACAACCACTGGTAAATTATTCTTAGCATGTAATTGTCGAAGAACTTTAATATGTCCAAGTGTTGGTGGTTGGAATCGACCAACTAATATATTAACCGATTGTTTACCAGGTTCTGAATGTTCTAAACTTAATTTACCTTCATATAAATTAGATTCTAATAATGCTCGTTTTTGATATTTGCCATAGTAATAATCTTCAAATGTCGGGATCGATTCCTTAGGTTTTGGTTTATCAATGGTTCGATCAGATATCATGGCGATGATTTTGTTTATTTCGAATTTGGTATTGTTATCTATTAATATAGAAGTTTTCTTACGTTTTTTAGTAAATGTCCCTAAGAATAATTTGAATATTTCTTTATTGATTTGAGATTCTTTAATCCATTTAACGGCATTTTCATCAGTAACATTTTTTAAATTTATTCCGAAGTCTGGAATATCTTTTGCAAAATCAGGTCCATCTAAATCTTCCATACCATCATATTTAGATGCATTTTTAGACATATATTTAGCATAAAGTGCACTAATTAAATTCAATATCCTATGGGCCTTATCTTCACCCTTAGGTTTGAATTTATCAAAATTTACCGTGTTCATAAAGGCTAGAACATCTTGTAATGCTATAGAATAAGTATCTGATGCATTCTGATCTTTAGCTTTAGTAGCTTTAATCATCGGATTTAGTATTTTAGTACTAACCGTTTCGTGTAATCGATCTAGGAATTTCATAGTTAAACTCTCTGATATGTTTTTGTTCGCTTTAAGTATATCATATATATCATTATTGCCTTTATCTAATGATTCGAGAATATCATCTATTTGATTCAATTTTAATCTCCCGAAATATATAACTGATATGCCATCTAAGTTTAAATCACTAGCCCATCTTTCTAATACAACATCATCTTCAATAAATCGTATTTTAGAAGATGATTCGATAACTCGAATTTCCTCTAATAAAATTTTGTTAGTTTTTGGAGAATATCTAAAAGCAAATCTATAACTTTCTGGTATTAAACCAATTTTATACATATCTAAAATTTGATGTATTGTTCTATCTATCGGATTTTCATATATGCTTTGCAAAGATCTATCTATAATTGATATTTCTTTATTACTCGTTCCCTTAAAATATTTTAAGTTACCTTCAACTATTTGTGCATGTAAAGATGTATCCGAAGATTTCTCTTTAACGACGATAAACTTCTTCAAAAGGCCATGAATATAATCACGGCCTTTTGAATTGTATATGGTTAGTAAGTCGTTTATTTGTCTCATTTTATGAGGTCATCGTAGTAAACCAAGACTCATCTGCTGAAGCTGAAAAATTCTTTTTGATATATTTTTCCATATCTTTGTATCCTTCAGGATCTTTCTTTTGCATAATATCTAATACCTTTCCTAATCCCATTTGCATGACTTTATCGTCAAATTCTTCATGGTCTTCGTTTTTAGCAGCCTCTTCAATTTCAATTTCGATTTCTTCTTCACCTTCAGATGAATCTTTCATTTTTTTAGCAAGCGTAGCGGTTTTCTTTTTCTTTGCTTTATTTTCAGCTTCTTTCTTTCCATCTTCAGCTTCTGCATCTAATTCTTCTGGTGGTGTAGTTGGGCCTTTTGAAGCATCAGCCATATCATCAGCTAATTGTTCTTCGTCATCTTTAGGTGCACCCATTTTGTTGATAGTTTTTTCAATTTCTTTAGCAGTTTTTGATTCTGTTAAGAATTGATCATACGACTTAATGTGTTTCATTTTAGTTAGTTTTTTTAGTTTTATTATATATTCGATTCAATTTTAAAGGTTTTATGTACATGTACAATCATTGTATGATAGACCTGAATATGTTTTTGGGAAAGTTAACGAAAGTGTATCATCTATCACATATTGTTTACCGGCAAATACTGGAGTAACACTTACTAATTGATAACACGATGCACCTACTTTGAAATATTTAGAATAGTTTCTGCTTTTCAAATCTCCTCTAATTGCAATTAATGCACCATCCAAACATCTAGAGATATTAGTAAACATTTCCACTTGGCCTCCCTGTGGCACAATATTCATACCACCTTCACCGCCTTTAACTAATTCATGCATATCTGTTACTTCATCAGATGGAATATCTGATGCATTCTTTAAAGATTCTTTTGCTGGAGCCGATATTATTTGTTTGTTAGGATCAGTTAATTCGTCTTTCATTAAAGCATTATCTTTTGCATCAGCTTTTGCCTTTTCTTCTTTCTGTTCCTCTTTTGCCTTTTCTTCTTTATGTTCCTCTTTTGCCTTTTCTTCCTTAGGATCGTCTTTTGGCTCTTCTTTTGGATCGTATTTTGGCTCTTCTGGCATATCAGGTATTTCTGCACCAATTTCTTCTAAATCTGACATAACATCTTCAAGATCGTTCACCAAATCATTATATATTGCATGTGCTTCGTAATCTTTTGGATCCATTCCTTTAGAGTATTCTCTTTGAAATACAGCCAATGCTTGATGTGCAGCGATATATTCATTTTGTAAAGCTTCAACATCTCCGACTGGAGGGCCTTTAGGCTCCTCTTTTGGATCTTCCTTAGGATCGCCTTTAGGCTCCTCTTTTGGATCTTCCTTAGGATCGTCTTTAGGCTCCTCTTTTGGATCTTCCTTAGGATCGTCTTTAGGCTCCTCTTTTGGATCTTCCTTAGGATCGTCTTTTGGCTCCTCTTTTGGATCTTCTTTGCTCTTTGAACGAGCTT